ATGGCCGGATGGCTCATCAACGGAAGCCCGCACCGCCTACGAGTTCATCGCCACACTGGCCGCCCGGCAGATAGAACCCTGCACTCACCAAGAGATGAAGGATCTACTATCTACCCGGGCGCAAGTGTGGGGCGGCTACTACATTCACCCCCACCAGCCCGACGCCCCGTTCCTCCGGGAACTGGCCCGCACTGGCCTATTCAAGATAGAGCAAGAAGGAACCACGTGAACTTGGTCATCGCAGCGGAGACCGTCCCGATTACGGGACTGAAGCCGCACCCGAGGAACCCCCGCATCGGCAATGTGGACGTCATTGCCGACAGCCTCACCGTGAACGGGCAGTACAAGCCCGTCCTCGTAAACCGCCGCAACAACATGATCCTCGCAGGCACCCACACGTGGAAGGCCGCCCGCAAGCTGGGATGGCAGACCATAGCCGTGAACTACATCGACGTCACGGACGAGAAGGCCCTCCAGATAGTCCTCGCGGACAATCGGGCAGCGGACGGCGGAGTCACGGACGAGAACGGCGTCTTCGCCCTACTGGCCACCCTCCCGGACCTCACCGGCACCGGCTACGCGGCCGAGGACCTGAAACTCCCCGTGGTGGACATGTCAGACCTACTCGGGGACGACCCGGCAGACGGGGCAGGGGACGCCATGGAAGGCCCCGAGGAAGCCGCAGACGTGCCCGCCGGGCCCATCACCCACCCATTCCAGATCGGGGCCGTCAAGGGCGCACTGGAGGACGGCGCCTTTACCGCGTGGCGGGCAGGGCTCCCGAAGAAAAACAGCGCAGCAGCGGCCGAGGTCCTCGCCAAGCTGGGGCTCACGGAAGCCGTCACCCAAGCGCCACAGACCCCGGTCATCACCATCGAGACCGTGCCCATCGACTCCCTGAAGACCTACCCGGGTAACCCGAGGCAAGGGGACGTTGGCAGGCTCATGAACTCCCTCCGCGAGCATGGGCAGTTCCGGCCCATCGTGGTATCCCGCCGGACCCGCCGCATCCTCGCCGGTAACAACCTCACCCGGGCCGCCGCGCAACTGGGATGGGACCACATCGGCGTGAACTGGGTGGACGTGGACACGGACGGGGAGCGCCGCATCCTCATCGTGGACAACCGCAGCAGCGACCTCGCCGGATACGACCCGCAGCTACTCGCCGCCGCGCTCTCCGCCATCACGCCGTCCTCCATGCCGGAAACCACCGGTTTCACGCTGGAGGACTTGCAGGACATAATCGAGGGCAATGGGCGCACCGCAAAGCGGCAGGCCCGGGCCGAGGCCACCATCCAGATCGGCGCCGTGAAGGCCAAGATCAGGGCGGGCCTACTGGCTGACCTGAACCTCACCCAAGGCTGGGAACTCCAAGAAGTGGCCCACCTCCTGAACATCAACCCCGAAGGAATCATCGCATGACCGCCCCCATGAGCGCCGCCGAGAAGACCCGCAAGAAGCCCGCCCGGTATAACACGGACCACAACCCACTCCGGGGTGCGATAGGGCAGGCCATCAGGGCCATCGAGTCCGCGCACGTGATGAAGGAACTGGCGGCCCCGAAGGCTGGGCGTTGCTGCTCCGCCTGCACCACCCGCCCGTACGGGTCACGATGCGGAAACATCGCCTGCAAGTGCCACCGCTAGGCTTGACCCCTACCCCCCGTTAGGGATACTATCGGGGGAGACCCCGCCCCACGAAAGGAACCCCCATGCCACTCAGGCCCGACCGCCGGTACCCCGAGCACATCGAAAGCATGCACCACAACATCTATGGGGGTTCCTCAGCGGAAATCACCATCGACGGCCTCCGCTACGCCACCATCGGGCAGCAAGAGGCCCTACTCCATGACTTCGACGTGGAAGTCCACCAGCGGGCCCGCCGCGACTACATAGACGACTTCCCGCCCCTCCTATGGGAGAACGGCGCCGACCGCATATCACCCCGCATCTACCAAACCGAGGCCATGCGCTGGCGGTTCCCCCGAGGCACCGGCATCGTGGACATGTGGCGGACACTGGCGAGAAACCTCCCCATCCACACCTGCCGGGAAATCCTCGATCAGGGAAACGAGCTCTCAGCCCTCGTGTCCCGCCTCATCCCACCCGTGGGACCGCGAGGCAACCCCGGCCGCCGGGACCGGAACGCGGAAGCCGCCGACGCCGCCGCCGAAACCCTATCCGTAGCCTCCCGCCGCTACGAGAGCATGCGGGAAGCCCAGCGCACCATGCAGGGGCTCACCCCCAGCGCAGCCATCATTGACGAGTTCATCGAAGAATTTTCACCCTCCAGAACCCCAGAACCCCAAGGAGACGCCATGCCCCCGGAAATCCGCCAAGAGCCGTGGACCACCGTAATCAACAACTTGCAGCACACGTACACCAGTATCGGCAATCAGTTCACCGCCATGGCGCAGGGCGTGAATGAGGCCGCAGCCTTCGCCGCACAGCCCCGCACCGAGGCATCCCGGGCCGCCCGGGCAGCGCAAGCCGCGCCGGTCCTCCAGCTTCAGGAGGGCGAGAGCCGATGGTTCTCGGCCGTGGAACACCTCCAGCCCGCACCGCTGGCCCGCGTCACGAGCGCTAACCGCTACAAGGCCCTTTATGAGGCCCCGAGCCTCATCACCTCCGAGACGTCCCGTGGCCTCCTGACCACGAACCTGTTCACCGGCGAGGCAGCCCCGGACGCTGACACCCTCCGCAAGTCCGGGGAGCGGGTCCGCAAGTGGCTGAATGACACCTACGGCCTCACCGTCCACACGGACGCCGTCACAGCCATTGAAACCCTCACGATCAGCGCCGGGCGCCGCGCCGTGGCTCAGGTCCGGCAGGAGGTCCGCCGGGCCCGCGAGGAACGGGACAACGTCCAAGCCAAGCTGGACCGCCGAATCCGTGAGGTGAACCGGCTCCTGAACCGGAACAGTGAACTGGAAGCCCAGTTGGAGCAGCCCCGCGCCACCCCCGAGCAGGAGGAAAAGGCCCGCAAGTGGGATGAGTTGGTGGCCGTGGCCGCAGAATGGAACGAGGCCCCCGAGGGTGACGCCCGCGTCCGCGTCGGCAAGTTCCGGCTCCTAGTCCACTCCCTGAAAGGCGCAGCAGCCGAGGCCCCCGCCCCCGTGGTGGCCCCGGAAGTCGCGGACGACCTCCCCATGGGAGACGAGGCCACCCTCCGCTCACCACGGAGCTACGCGGTAGTCGCCTAACCCACCCCCCCAAATACGGCCGCCCCTGTCACCTCCCTGTGACGGGGGCGGTCCCGTGTCGCGCCGAATCCTAAACCCCGGTTGGTGTACGATAATCGCATGTCTGACGCCATTCTCCGGTCCTCCAGAGTGCCCCTCGCGGCACTGAATCAGTACCACAAGAACGCCCGGCACGGGGACGTGAATGCCATCGCGGACTCCCTGAAAAACCTCGGCCAGTTCAAGCCCATTGTGGTCAACGTGGGCACCCACACCGGCCGCCCCGAGGAAATCCTTGCGGGCAACCACACCTACGCCGCAGCGAAGTCCCTGAACTGGGACGAAATCGACGTGGCCTACGTGGACGTGGATGACGAGACAGCCGCGAAGATCGTGCTGGCCGACAACCGCACCTCCGACCTGTCCAGCTACGACAATGACGCCCTCGCTGACCTGCTCGGCACCCTCGGGGACTACAGCGGCACCGGCTTCACCGAGGCCGATTACACGCGCCTCCTGCCCAAGCCAGCGGCCACCGAGGATGAATGGGGCGAGATGAAGCTCCCCAATTTCGTCGTGTCCTACCAGCTTGTCTTTGACGATGAAGCCCAGCAAAAACAGTGGAACGCGTACCTCCGCTGGCTGAAGTCCAACGTCCCCGGCGCCTCCATTGGTGAGCGCCTGATCGCCCACCTCGCAACGCAGGGATTGGGAGCAGCCGAGTAATGGCCCGGTACAAGCAGTTCATCGCAAACGACGTCTACTCCGAGGCGAAGAAACGCATACACCACATCTACGACATTTCTGACGAAGTGGTGGTCTCATTCAGCGGCGGCAAGGACTCCCTCGTCGTCCTCCACCTCGTCAAGGAAGTGGCGCAGGAGCGCGGCCTCGAAAAGGTCAAGGTCAGCTTCTACGACGAGGAACTGATCCCGGACACGGTCATCAACTTTGTGGACCACTACCGGCAGCAGCCTTGGGTGGATATGCAGTGGTGGGCGGTCCCCATGAAATCGGAGAAGTTCATCCTCGGCGACGTCCGCAACTACGTCCAGTGGGACCCGAACCGGCCGCACGTCCGGCCCATCCCAGAGCATGCCATCACTGCCGAGGACCTGAAGCTCCCGCCGAAGACCATGGTCCCGCAATACATGATGGAGCAGTTGATCACGAAGGGCATCCCCGGGAAGGTCGCCATCCTGAACGGCATCCGGGCGAGCGAGTCCATGACCCGCCTCCGCGCCTCCATCAATAAGCTCAATGAGAACTACATCAATAAGGGCAAGTTCCCGAATGTGGTCTTCTGCAAGCCGATCTTTGACTGGTCCGAGGATGACGTCTTCAAGTACTTCTACGACAACGGCATCTCCTACTGCCCCCTGTATGACGCGCAAGCCATCGTCGGCGGCGGCCTCCGGGTCTCCACTCCGCTGCATTCCCAGTCCGCCAAGCGCATCGGGAACTGGCGGGAACTCGACCCCGACTTCTATGACCGCATCATGGACGTCTTCCCCGAGATGGAAGTCCAAGAGCGGTACTACCGGGAGTACGACCAGGAGGGCCTCGCGGACGAGTACGGGGAATCGTTCCTGACCGTCCGCCGGTACATCGACAAGTACATTGACGACCCGATCCAGAACCGGCTGGCCCACTCCAAGCTGGAGTTGGTCATGACGTCCAGCAAGGACCCCCGCAAGAAGGACGCTTACCCGCCCCGCTACGTGATAAAGCAGTTCATCACCGGGGGATACAAGCGCGGCATCCTGCCGCTGGGTGAAGCGGAGAAGAAGGCTTACAGAGAGAAGGCAAAGAAGTGACCGAGCAGAACCCGGACCCGATTGATCAGATTACGTGGGTGGACGCCGCCACGCTCCACTCCAACCCGTGGAACCCCAACCGGGTCCACAAGCGGGAACTGGCCCTACTGGAACACTCCCTCCTGTCCACCGGATGGATTCAGCCCGTCCTCGTGAACCCCGAGGGCCTCGTCATCGACGGCTTCCACCGCTGGCGCCTGTCTCAGGACTCCGACAAGGTGAAGGCCCGCTACGGCGGCCGCGTGCCCGTCGCCGTCATCGACGTGGACCGCCCCGGCGCCATGCTCATGACCATCCGAATCAACCGCGCCAAGGGCACCCACGTCGCCCTAGACATGTCCGCCATCGTCCGGGAACTACTGGAAGACCATGGCTACCCGGCGAAGAAGATCGCTCAGGAGATGGGCGCCTCCATGGACGAGGTCAACCTGCTCTCGCAGCAAGGCGTCTTCGCCGTCAAGGACATTCCGAACCACAAATACTCCCAAGCGTGGTACCCGGCTGAGGACGGCCTCACGGCCGAGGAACGAGGGTCCTTTGAGTCGCAGGTTTGACAGCGAGGAATACCTCCGCGAGTGGCAGGACCACGGCACCTACCCGGCCATCCATGACGCCATCTTCGCCGCCGTCGAGGACCACACCGGCCACGGCGAGAAGGTCATAGACCTCGGCGCCTGCACCGGCCTCCTGACCCAGCGCATGATCGCGCACGGCCTCCGCGTAGTCCCGGTGGAGCCCCACGGGCCCAGCCGGGCACGAGGCGCCGTGTACGGGGCGTGGGAAGGCTTGGAAGTCCATGCCCAGCCCATCAGCGCCTCCGCCGGTATTGAGCCTTTCAGGGCCCTTCTGGAGGATGAGCGCCCCACGGTCCTCGTCGCCCGCCGGGTCTTCCCTGAAATCTACGAGTCCACGGAACTCGTCCGCACCGGCATGTGGCAGACGTTCCTTGACGTCCTGCACGAGTCCACCGTGGAACTCATCATCCTTGAAGGCCGGAAGTTTTCCAGCCGAACCACCCACCCCCTCGGCCACGTTGACCGTGAGATAGTCGCCCTCGGCGACCACTGGCGCGTCATCCACACCGAGGGTGACGTCGCCTGCTTGGAGAAGGTCTAAATGCCCCGCACCGCTGAGACGCCCGGCCACGCAATTGTCGGCCGGGCATCCAAACTCACCCTGCCGAAACTGAAGACGCTCATTCAGGTCCTCAGTGGCGGCAACTACGTCGCCACAGCATGCCAGTTCACGAACATCGGCCGCTCCACCTTCGACGGCTGGCGGGACCGTGGCGTCCTCGAAATGGAGCGCGTGAAGGAACTGCCCAAGGCGGACTTTGCCGCGCTCCTAGAGAAGTTCGAGGGCTCCGAGAAGGGCTCCGTGGAGTACATGTGGTCGCACTGCCCCGCCCACTTTGAGGCCCGCGAGTGGCCGTATGTCGTCATGGCCATCCACACCGACCGGGCCCGCGCCGTGGCGGAGATGAGGGCCCTCGGCATCGTCACGTCCGCGTTCTCGGATCACTGGCAGGCCGCAGCGTGGTTCCTTGAACGCACCCGCCCGGACCTGTACGGGAACCGTGGCCGCCTCGCCGTGGAAGGTGTGGAGGGCGGCGCCCCCATCCAGACGAAGTCCGTGGTGTCGCTGGATGAGCTTGAATCCAAGCTGAACGGCCTCCTGTAGGTATGCCCGTAGACGCTCTTGACCGGCTCCTTGCCTTGGACCCCATGGCGAGGCGTGCCGTCATGACCAAGCTCAGCCAGCCGGAGCGCCTTACCCTGCTCGGCGCCATCGAGTTCCGGCAGTCAAACCCGTGGATCAAGTACCAAGGGGACCCGGTGGGCTTTGTGCAGCAGGGCCTCGGGGAGACCATCTGGAGCAAGCAGGTGGAAATTCTGGAGTCCCTACGGGATAACAAGCGCACCGCCGTATCCGCCTGCCACGCGCCGGGCAAGACCCACCTCGCGGCCCGCATCGTCGCCTATTGGGCCACCGTGTACCCTCCCGGCACTACGAAGATCATCACCACGTCCACGACGTACCGGCAGGTGAAGAATGCCCTGTGGCCGCACATTCGCCGCATCCAGCGGGATAAGGGCCTGCCCGGCTGGACCAACCCGACGGAGTGGAAGATCGGGGACCTCGGGGAACTCGTCGCGGAAGGCATCAAGCCCCCGGACCACCAAGAGGCCGCCCTGAACGGTTACCACGCGCCCAACATGCTCATCCTCGTGGATGAGGCCGGTGGTATCTCCCCGTCCTTCGGCCGTGACCTTGAAGCGCTGACCACCGGTGTCAACACCAAGATGGTGATCCTCGGGAACCCGCCGGTGGACGCCGAGCGGACGTGGTTCGAGGGCATTTGCGCCAGCCCGAACTACAACCACATCGAAATCAGCGCCTTCGACACCCCGAACTTCACCAAGGAAAAGACGGACATGTGCGCCTCTTGCCCTGAAGGGGTGCCCGCGCATGAAATCGCGCAGCACCTCGTGGATGAGCTTTGGGTGTCCAACCTCGCGGCCGAGTTCGGCACTGACTCCGCGTTCTACAAGGCCCGTGCGCTGGCGAAGTTCCCCCGGGATAACGCCTCCAAGACCCTGCCCATGTCATGGCTGGAACTGGCGCACGAGAACGAACTGGAGACCGGCACCGAGCGGATCATGCTCGGCGTGGACATTGCCTCAGACGGCGGAGATGAGTTCGTCATCGCGAAGGCGGACGGCTGGAAGCTCACCATCGAATACTCCAAGTCAGGAGCCGATAATGAGTCCAGCGTTGACGTCGCCGGGAAGATTCTGGAGTACATCAGGGAAGCCGAGCGGGTCCACGAGCAGCGCGGCATCACGGAGCCCGTCCGGGTCAAGATCGACTCCATTGGCGTCGGCTGGGGCGTGGTGGGGCTCCTGAAGCAGTGGCGCAAGGAGAACAAGATGCAGGCCGAAATCGTCGGCGTGAACGTGGCCGAGCGTGCCCGGGACTCGGTCAAGTTCTCCAGCCAGCGCTCGGAAATGTGGTGGAACTTCCGCCAACTCATCCAGCCGGACCCCAAAAACGACGGGGAGCCCGTCCTGCACATTGCCACGTCGCTGAAGGAGATGGCGCAGTTGAACGCGCCCGCCTACAAGACGGACTCCGCCGGGCGCATCCAGATCGAGTCGAAGGACTCCATGAAGAAACGCGGCGTCGGCTCCCCTGACCGGGCCGAGGCCATGCTCCTTTGCGTCTATGAGCCCGTCGTCAAAACGCAGCTGGTCGCCCCGGTGGGACTCACTCGCTCCAACCCGTGGGACGCCCTCCGCAAGTAGCACGGGGTCGCTACAAAAACGCCGTCATTGCAAGGTCGTTTTTGTAGCGCACCCATGCCAAAAAAGAATTTGGGAATGGGACTTGCGCCGGCCTAACAGTCTGTTATATAGTTGATTCATCAGCAGGGGAACCGCCCCGCTAGTAAGGCCAAGGAGGCCCACGATGAACGCTCAGAACACCCCCACCGCAGAGTCCATGAAGACCACCAACTCTTACTACGAGGGCAAGGTGTGGTTCACGAAGGAACGCGACGACTACGGCCGCACCGTCCGCCGGGTCAAGGCCATGAAGGACGGCAAGATGCTGACGCTGGGCGTAGTGGTATGCGTCCCCCGCTGGACGAAGGAGTCCGAGGAAAAGTACGGCGTCAAGCGCTACTTCACGAACGACTACATCAAGGGCGAGGAACTCCGCAAGGCTGGCAATCTGGGAAGCCAAGAGCACATCACCCAGTACGACAAGCTCAATGACGCGCTCCAGCAGTGGGGATGCGGCAAGGTGGAGTACGAGCGCTACCCCTACGAGGGCTAGGACCCAAGGGCCCCCGGAACCCCGGGGGCCCTCCGTTAGGTACCTAACCCCGGTTATGGTACCTTTGGGGTGTAGAACCCCGCAATGACTAGGGAGAGTCATGAGAACCCCGAAAGTAACAAGCTTTACCGAGGCCGCCGTACAGCGAGCCATGGACGAGAAGGCCGCCAAGTGGGGCGCCCCCGCCGGATACTATTCCGTGGACACCCGGGCCCTAGTGGTGGACCGGTACCGGCAAATCTGGCGCGTCAAGGTCCGCCTGTTCGGCGGCACCGTCCTCCACTTCGAGGACATAGTCTTCGCCAAGCAGGGATACGAGCAGGACGGCAAGATCATCTACCACACCCTCGCCGAGCACATCATGACCCCGCAACTGGCTGAGAAAATGTTCCACATCGACGCCCGCTACCCGCAGACCAGCCGACAGGCATATGCGAAGTGGGGCCACAAGTGACCGCCGTGGTGAATCTAGACGAGTACATGCCCGTCCCCCTGCCGGAGCCCGAACCCGAGGTCATCGACATGGCCATGGAAATCGTCATGGATGACGTAAAGTTCCAACGGGATCAGATCGCCAAGCGCGGCCGACGGCACGCATGGAAGAACCGCCCCATGCGGAACCTCACCGCCCGGCTAGATGCCGCAGCAAAGTCCTCGGACCCCTACGGGTCCCTGATGACGTACCTCGATGAACTCATGTTCCTCGAAAACGAGATGCGTCAAGTAATCCAGACAGTCCGTGAAATCACGGGCGACGACGTCTGAACCATCACCACGAAAGGACACCGACCGCACATGGCCGGAGAGACCACCATCACCGTCATTGGCAACCTCACCAATGACCCGGAGCTTCGCTTCACCCCGGGCGGCGACGGAGTAGCGAACTTCACCATCGCCTCCACCCCCCGCACCTTCGACCGTCAGGCCAACGAGTGGAAGGACGGCGAGACCCTGTTCCTCCGCGCCTCCGCATGGCGGGAACTCAGCGAGAACGTGGCCGAGACCCTCGTGAAGGGCATGCGCGTCATCGCCAGCGGCAAGCTGAAATCCCGCAGCTACGAGACCAAGGAAGGCGAGAAGCGCACCGTCATCGAACTGGAAGTTGACGAAATCGGCCCCAGCCTCCGCTACGCAACCGCCAAGGTGGAGCGCCAGCAGCGGAACGGCAACCAGCAGGGCGGCGGCGGCTTCGGCGGCGGCCAGCAGTCACAGGGCGGCTTCGGCGGCCAGCAGGGCGGCTTCGGCGGCCAGCAGCAGCCACAGGGCGGCGGCGGTTGGGGCGGCCAGCCTCAGACGCAGGTGGCCGATGACCCGTGGGCAACGCCCGGCGTGCAGCAGAACCCGAACGCCAATGGCTGGGGCACGCAGCCGCAGGGCCAGCCCGGCCAGCAGGTCGCGCAGTCCCAGCCGCAGGGCGGTTGGCAGCAGCCGCAGCAGGGCCAGCAACCCCCGCAGCAGCAGCAGAACCCCAACGCCGGTTGGGGCGGCCAGCAGCAGCAGAACGCGAACGGCGAGCCCCCGTTCTAACAAGGTGTTGACACCTAACCGCAGTTAGGTGTAGCGTCTTCATCAAGCCCTCACCGGCGGAAATCTTCCCCCAAGTAAGACCGCCGGTGAGGGCGCCCCTTTAATCCATGAATAACATTCAGTTAGGAATCACTGTGACTCAGCACCCGATCCCCGCAGCAAACCACGCCAGCATCACCCCGGCCCCCAAGAAGTCCCGACGCAAGCTCCCCCTCATCATCACCGGCGTCGCCGCGCTGGGTCTCATGCTGGGATCATGCGGCGTCATGGCCACCCCCAAGGACGGCGCGAGCCCCGCCCCCGCCGTCACCCAGACCGTGACCGCCGAGGCCGCACCGGCCGCCACAACGGCGCCGAGCACTGACCCGTTCGACAAGATCAAGGCCAACGGCAGTGACGTCATGACCGAGGCGTACCTGAAGACCGTCCGCGAGCAGCACCCGCAGGTCGCAGGCTGGACCGATGAGGCGCTTCTGGAGGGCCCCAAGCTCATCTGTGGCCGCGTGGCCGCCGGAGAGACCCCGGGCAAGGTCCTCATGTCCATGCTGGACATTTCCGGCACGGCGGCCGCCGAGGCACAGAACAAGCTCAACGGCGCATACCTCGCCGGTGCAGCCGTCACCTGCCCGGACACCATGAAGAACGCCAACACCACCCCCTAACCGCCGTTAGGTAGGACGTTTCCCCGGCGAGTCGCAGGGGAGGAAAAGGCGCCCGCAATCATAGGCTACGAGCCAGATTGCAGGGCGCCTTTCCCTTGCCCGAGACCCGGGCCCATAACCACGGTTAGGCGCCATCCCCACGAAAGGACGCGCATGGCCGACGACATGAAAGAGCTTGGCAATTCCGGGCTGAAGATCAGCGGCGGGCAGGTAGGCGAGGAAGCACTCCTAGCCCTCCGAGGCCCCCAAGGCCGCCGCACGCTCCGCGAGATGGCGGATAACTGCCCGATTACCGGCGGCGTCCTCTTTGCCTTTGAGCAGACCCTCAACCGGCTGGACTGGCACATCGAACCCGGCCCGGACGCGGAGAAGGACGACGAGGCCACGGCGGAGTTCGTCCAAGGCGCCTTCGATGACATGTCCGACCCGTGGGGCACCACCCTGTCCAGCATCATGTCGTGCGGCATCTACGGCTGGAGCTACCACGAAATCGTCTACAAGCGCCGCAATGGCCTCAGTGATGACCCGTCCCAGCGCTCCGCCTTCGATGACGGCAAGATCGGCTGGCGCAAGTGGCCCATCCGGGCGCAGGACTCCCTCATCTCATGGCTGACTGACCCTAACGGCGGCGTCCAAGGCATGCGGCAAATGACCGACATGGGCGGCGACGTCACCATCCCCATCGAGAAGGCCCTCCTGTTCCGCACGAACACCGCGAAGGGCTCCCCCGAGGGCCGGTCCCTGCTCCGCAACGCGTACCGCTCCTACTTCTACAAGAAGCGCATTGAGGAAATCGAAGCCATCGGCATCGAACGTGACCTCGCCGGGCTCCCCGTGGCGTACCTTGACCCCGAGTTCCTGTCCTCCACGGCAACGCCCGGGCAGGTCGAGGTCCGGCAGGCCGTCACGGAAATCGTCCAGAACATCAAGCGGAACGAGATGGAAGGCGTCCTGTTCCCCCTCGCGTACAACGATCAGGGCAACCAGATCATCAAGCTGGAACTCCTGTCATCCGGCGGCTCCCGGCAGTTCGACACGGACAAGATCATCGCCCGGTACAACCAGCAGATCGCCATGTCCGTCCTCGCTGACTTCCTCCTGCTCGGCCATGAAGGCGTGGGCTCCCAAGCCCTCGGCGCCTCCAAGATCGACCTTTGGCTCATGGCCGTGGAAGCCATCGCGAAGAACGTCGCGGACGTCGTCAACCAGCACGCCATCCCCCGCCTCCTTCGCCTGAACGGCATGGACACCACGAACCCGCCCCGCCTCGTGTACGGCGAAGTGGGACACCTTGACCTGAAGCTCTTTGGCGACTTCATCAAGTCCATGGCCGACGCCGGAGTCATCACCCCGGACGCCACCTTGGAGGACTTCGTCCGCGAGAAGGCGAACCTGCCGCAGGCTGACGTGGATGAGACCGAGGACATGGGCGCGGACCCGCAGATCACCCCGGAGATGGCAGCAGCAGCCGCAGCCCTCGCCGCCGGTGGCCAGCAGCCGCCCCAGCCGCCTAAGCCGGGCGCCCCCAAGGTGGACCCGGCAGACGCGGCAGCAGTGGAAGGCGAGGCCGGTGAGCTTGACCCGAGTGCAGCGTGAACCGTTGGCCAAGGCCGCATCCAGTGAGGTCACCATTACGCGCATCATCAACAGCGCATGGGCCAAGCTGGCATCCTTCGTCACCACCCCGGCAGGCACGGCAGCAGCCGAGCTAGGGGCGGAGACGTTCATACGGGCCGCCCCGTGGGGTGAGTGGATGGCCGCGCTGTCCGCTGTCCGCAAACCCATGGCACAGGGCATTGCGGCCGGTTTCCTGACCGGAGCGGACGAACTGACGGGCATTACCGCCCGGGCGGAGTTCAACGCCGTAGACGCCCTCTCACAGCGTTACGCGGAGACGCAGGCCGGGAAGCTCATCAAGGCCATCGGGGACACCCAGCGGGAGACAATCCGCGGAGTCCTCGGCGGGGCCCTCGGTGGGCAATACACCACATACGAGGCCGCCATGCGGATCAGGGACTCCATCGGCCTCCACCCCCATTGGGCACAGGCCGTCGTGAACCTCCGCGAGCGCGTCTTTGCGTCCGCCCTGAAGGATGGCGCCACCGTGGCGAAGGCCACCGCGCTCGCCGACCGGAAGGCCGCCCAGTACAGCAAGAAGCTCATCAAGCGCCGGGCCGAGAACATCGCCCGCACGGAGACCATCACGGCCGAGAACCTTGGCCGCTACGCCTCATGGGTGGACGCCGTGGATGGCGGAGTCATGTCCAAATTCTCCCGCAAGGAATGGAACGCCGAGGTGGGGGACGCATGCGATAAGTGCAAGGACATTGACGGGGAGACCGTCCCGTGGGACCAGCCATTCAGCAACGGCGTCCTCATGCCCCCGGCGCACCCCGGTTGCCGGTGCAGCACCTCCACCCTGCCCCCCATGCTGGCGCCCGGCGAGCCCGGCTATGACCCGGAACTTGACGACCCGGATCACCTGTACGGGGCGGACTACCAGCAGCGCACCGGCTGGCAGCCCCTCAGCCAGACCCGGCCGAATGTGCAGGGTGTCCAGATCAAGGAACCGTCCGCGCTCATCACCGGCCGCCGGACGCCCTACACGCTGGACAACACCCGGCACCTGTCCGATGACGAACTGGACGCCCTCATCATTGAGCACTCCGAAGACCCGGACGCACTGGACAACGTACTGGAGGTCATCGACCAGCGGGACGCGGAGCGGAACATGTGGGGGAAGTCCCCGGACACGCAACCGGCGAAGTACAGCACCGTCGCCTACGATGACCCCTCGCCAAAAACGAACCCGGCAAAGATGAAGGCCCGGAACTTGGACCGCGAGGAACAGGTGGCGGAGCAATTCGACGCCTACGTTGCAACGCAATACGCCCGCGCCTTGGAGTACACGGCGGGCAACTTCCTGAACGCCAAGCACGCAGCCGAGGCAGCCTCCCGGGGCCTCACCTCCGAGACCATCTTTCTCGTGCCGGGGAAGACCGCGAAGAAGTTCGCCAGCGAGGAACTCATTGCGTTCTGGGAGGAAAACGGCCGCCACTCGTACACGTCCTACCGCTACCAAATGTTCAACATGCCCAGCGACCGGAGCGCAGCGGAAACCGTCCGCCGCCTCGGCTGGCAAGGAAAGGCTCCCAGTGCCGACCGATCCACATTCTGAACCGACGCACCCGATCCAGCTGGAGGGGTACCGGGCCTACCAAGCCCATCAGGGCATCAGCGCAAACCCGTACCCATGGAGCAGCACAAATGACGACGCCCTCATGTGGGCGAGGGGCCGCGCTTGGGCCCGCACAGACAGAGCGCGTGACTTGCGCCGAACACCTACCAAAGATGGAGCTACAGCATGACCACTCGCAAGATCACCCTCCCCAAGGACGAGGCCATCGCCTTCGCCAAGTCCATCCGCGAGGACTACACATGGGATGAGGTGGAAGCCGTCGGCGCCGCCGTACTGGAGGTGACCGCCGCCCTCCTTGACGACGGCACCTATGACGTCACCGTGGCACCCCCCACCGGCGTCATGGTCGGATGGTTCCTTGATGACTGGACCGCGTCCAAGATCGCCCTGCCCGGCGGCGAACCCATGCAGGACCTCCACGTCACACTGGCGTACCTTGGGGACGCGTCCGCCATGACCCTTGATGACCAGCGCAAGCTCATCGGAGTCGTCTCTGAGGTCACCAACCGGCACGGCAGCATCACCGGCGCCCTGAACGGCATCGGCCGCTTCAGCGCACCCGAGGGCGCGGACGTCGAACCCCTCTGGGTCGGCGTGAACCTCCCCGGACTTCAGGCCCTCCGCGCTGACCTCGTGGAAGCGCTTCAGGCATCCAAGCTCCCGGTCTCCACCGAGTTCGACTTCCACCCCCACATCACCGTCGCCTATATCCCGAAGGAGCAGGAGACGCCCAAGGTCACGGTGGACCCGTACGAAATCCGCCTCGGAGCCCTCACCGTCGCCATCGCCGGGGCCCGCCACCTCATGCCCCTCGTGGATGAAGAGTCAATGCCGCACGCGGACCAGTACATCGGCGCCGCCTACCGGCCGGACCTGACGAAGGCTGTGGGCACCATGGATGAGGAACGGTTCACCCTCGGCCCTTGGTACGTCCCCAACCAGCTTGACGCGCACGGGGAATGGACTGATCCCGGGGAGATTCAGAAGGCCCTTTGGGGCTACGTGGAGAACGCCGACCGGGAAATCCGGCTACAGCACAACGTGGACATTCGCGCCGGACGTTGGGTGGAGGCCATGACGTGGCCCTTCGAGGTGGAGGTCCCCCTGACCAAGGCCGACGGCACGGTCATGAACTACAAGTACCCGGCAGGCACCCCGTTCCTCGGCGTCATCTGGGACGAGTGGGCATGGGACCTCGTGAAGGCCGGGAAGCTTCGCGGCTACTCCATCGGCGGCACGTCAGAGCGGCTCGAAGTAGACTTGCCCGGTGCCCCCAAGACTGACTGACCACGAGCGCCGCCTCCGCACTATCACGGAGGCGGCGTGGCAATCCAAGGTCCAGCAATTGCTCACCGTGTACGGCTGGCGCTGGTTCCATGCGCCCAATAACCGGCCGGGCCGGGGCGGGTATGTGCAGAACATCAAGGCGGGATACCCGGACATTACGGCCGTCCGGGGTAACCGGACCATTTACGCGGAACTGAAGACCGAGACGGGGAAGACCACCGAGGATCAGGACGCGTGGCTGGAGGACCTTGCAAACGCCGGACATGAGACCTACGTTTGGCGGCCGAGGGACATAGATGACGTCATTGCAATCCTATCATCGCAATGGAAACCTGCCAAAGCCGCTTGACCCTAACCGGGGTTAGGGCTACACTTGGGGGACGGCGCCCGTTAGGACGGCGCCCCAAGTTAGGAGCCCCCCATGGCGACATGCCACAGCACCCGCGAGAAATGCGTCTGCACCAAGTCCCCGGCCCACTTCGGAGCCCACACGTGCCGGTGCAGCCAAAGTTGGATGGGCCAGTCGGCCACCACCAGCCCCGATGAGCATGACCTGATCATGAACCTCCGGGACGTGGTGGAGCCCGAGGGGGAGAAGCTGGAGGCCATGAAGGCCGAGGCGCTGGAGCTATGCGCCTCATCCGTGACACCTTCGGGATAGAGCACTCACAAGCCCATAACGCCATCAACAGCTTCAAGTTCTCCTGCCAAATGCATGCCGAGCGTGAAGGCAAGACCGAGGCCCAGTACATGGAAGACCTCAGCACCGAGGAACGGGCCCTCCTGCTAGGCGCATGCGTCGGAGCAGTCATGACCGTCGGCGGCAACGTGGGCCTCGTAGTCGAAGAAGGTGACGACGATGGCGAATAGCGGCTACATGTGCCAAGAGTGCTGGACCGTCCCCGTGAACTACTCCGGCGGGTACTGTGACGCCTGCCGCGAGGCGTACTGGGTCAACGGCGGCTGGGAACACGACGACGGCGTATGGTCCACCACCTCCGGGGACCCGTGGTGCGCCAAGTGCAATAACCGCAAGGTCTACTTCAAGGGCGATTGGTGCGATGACTGCCTGCCCCCGCTCCGAGGCTCCAGCGGCCGCAGCTACAGCCACCACGGGTCACGGCTCCCCGCCACATGGACCGTGCCCAAGGCCAAGCCCATCCGGGTCCCGAACTGGGAGGACGAAGTCACGTTCATCCCCGCCGTCCGAGGTAAGGTGACCACGTGATCACCGACATTTACACGGATGCCAGCATCGCCACCAAGGGCCACACGGCCGGGCACGGCTGGGTCATAGTGCATGACGTCCCCCGCTACCACGTGACCGTCGGATTCAGCCACAAGGACCACCTCCGGGGCCTGTTCAACTCCGTGGTGTACGCGGAACTGAAAGCCATCGAAAAGGGCATCAAGGCGGCACTCGCCACCAAGGATGACCTGTACGGCGCCATCCTGTGGTGCGACTCCGAGGACGCGCTGGGAATGGTGGAATCCCCCGTCTACCACCCCGACCTCCAGAAGGCGTACAGCCCCGTCCTGAACTACATACGGCGCGAGGCCCGGGCGAACCGGCTAAAGCTCTCATGGGTGAAAGGACACGGGGATGACCCATACAATGACGCGGCCGACCGGCTGGCCGTCCTGTCCCGCCGCAACCGCGAGTACGGCCTCTCCCGGGACCACTCCCACACCATGGCCGCCCGCGTAGCTCAGGAACTCACCGACTGGCACACGAAGTCCACCCATCAGGGGAACCCGGACAACATAGCCCTCCACCGGGCCATGAAAGAACCCCTCTGCCGGGAATGCCGCCGAGCGCTCCACTCCATGACAGCGGAGATGGTAGGCAGATAGCCCCACAGCCCCAATAACACCCCCCAATGCCCCCGGTACACCACCGGGGGCATTCCTATGTCGCCACGACCCCGGCGTGTCGTCAGACGGGCGCACAAGGGCCCGAATATAGATTCCTTTCAGACAGCCCCCGGCATGGGGGTCCCTGAACCCGGAAGGAATGCCTCGTGCCCCAGCAGCCCGCAGCCGACAAGAAGCATCGCAAGATGGTCGGCCTGAACGTTGTTGAGACCTCCGGCGTAGACCACCCGGCCCACCTCCATGAGGGGTGGGTCGTGTGCAAGTCCGCTCCAGCGGCACGAGTCGAGGACGCCTTCGGCTCGCTCAACACGACAAAGGAGGCACCCGTGCCCACCATTATCAAGAACGCTGAGGGCGTAGAAGTCACTCAGGAGCAGTACGACGCCGTCGTAGCTGAACTTGCAGCCAAGGCCGAGGCTGAGGCAGGCGCAGGAGAAGGCGGCGGACAGGAGCCCGCACCGGCAGCAGCAGCCGCCGAGGCAGCAGCACCGGCCCCCGTCGTGGACGAGGACGCAGACTTCGCCAAGGCCCTCGCCTCCGCACCGGAAGCCGTACAGGTATTCCTCGCCAAGGCAGCAGCAGACGCGAAGCAGGCACGTGAAGACGTCCAGAAGGAACGTGACGCCCGCCTTGACGGCGAAGCCATCACGAAGTCCCGCGAGACCTTCAAGTCCCTCGCCTTCGACCACGCGAAGTTCGCCCCGGCATTCCGCCGCATGGAAGCCGTCGCCCCGGACGTAGCAAAGGCCGTCTCTGAGGTCCTGAAGGCCGCCGAGGGTCAGTTGTCCGAGGCAGGCATCATCACCAAGGAACTTGGCACCACGGCCACCCCGGCAACCGGCACCACGAAGCTGGACATTGCCGCCGCTGACCTCGTGAAGTCCGGCGTCGCGCCCACCCACGCGCAGGGCATCGCCAAGGCCCTCGAACTCGACCCGTCCCTGTACGCCGAGTTCACCGCATCCACCGCACCCAAGGAAGGCAAGTAAGCCATGGCCTACGAAGAAGCACTTGTCGCCATCTCCCGCCCCGCAGGCGTGGACCTCGATGGCGCCAATGACAAGTACACCGGCGTCAAGCTGAACGGCTCCGCAGCCGTCGTGAAGTTCGCCGCCATCACGGACGCACCCTTCGGCGTGCTTCAGGACGCCCCCAAGAGCGGTGACCCTGCCCGGGTAGCCATCTCCGGCGTCTCGAAGGTCCGTGCTGGTGCAGCCATTGGCGCAGGAGTCGAGTTCTCGTTCTCCGCCGCTGGCCTCGCCGTCCCGGCAGCCTCCACCAGCTACGTCGTGGGCACCACGCTCTCGGCAGCCGGTTCCAGCGGTGAAATCATCTCCGCCGTCATTGACCCGATCTCCGCCCGCATCAAGGCGTAGTCACCCCTAATTAGGAAAGGAGGCGTCGTGCCCGAACACATTGACGCCCTGCTCACCAACATCTCGGTGGCGCACATTCAGACGCAGGACAAATACATCGCCACGAAGGTCTTCCCGATCATCCCGGTGACTAAGCAGTCCGGCCTGTACCTGAAGTACAAGCAGGAGGACTGGTTCCGCGACGAGGCCCAGAAGCGTGCGGACTCCACCGAATCCGCTGGCTCCGGCTACGAGGTCGGATCGGACTCCTACCGTGCGGACGTTTACGCGTTCCACAAGGACGTCGGCGACCAGATCAAGACCAACTCCGACGTGCCGCTTCAGCCCCTCGCTGACGCAGCCCGCTTCGTCGCTGGCCGCATGCTCATCCGTCAGGAACGCCAGTTCGTCTCGGACTACCTGAAGACCGGCGTGTGGGGCACTGACCTCACCGGCGTCGCAGGCACCCCGGGCGCCGGTCAGTTCCGCCAGTTCGATGAACTGGGAACCTCGGACCCGATCCTGACCGTCGAGGACGTCAAGGACACCATCTCCCGCAAGACCGGCTTCGACGCCAACACGGCCGTCCTCGGCTCCGACGTGTACAAGGTTCTGAAGAACCACCCGGACATTGCGGACCGGATCAAGTACACCTCCAGCGAGAACGTCACGCTGGACCTCGTGGCCCGCTTGCTGGAAATCGACCGCGTCTTCGTGATGAAGTCGATCTTCAACACCGCCCCCGAGGGCAAGGCTGGCACGTACGACTACAACTTCGCCAAGGACCTCTGGGTCGGCCACGTTGCAGACGCCCCGGGCCTGCTCACCCCGTCCGCCGGTTACACGTTCGCATGGGATGGCGTATCTGACGGTCAGGGCCTCACCATCGGAACGACTCAGTTCCGCATGCAGCACCTCCGCGCTGACCGCGTCGAGTCCCAGTCCGCATGGGACAACAAGATCGTGGCACCGGAACTCGGCGTCTACCTCTCGGCAGTCGTCAAGTAACACCAGCTTCACCCTCTGAGGCCCCGCCCCACCTAACCGGGGCGGGGCCTCACCCATACCACCCCCACACGCTTAGGAGCCCCCCATGGCAAGCTACGAGACTTTCACCCACCTGACCGTCCACAACCTCACCGTCCTTGACGGCGTAACCCTGCCGGACGGCACCATTCCCGAGCCCGCAACGGTGGAAGCCGTCGAGCCGCCCATGGCCCCGGCGCCCCTGCCCGAGAAGCTGACCATGGTAGCCCTTGCGGAGTACCTGACAGGCACCGTTGACGCCCTCGTGGCCGCCGGTGTCCTGAAGCCGTTCGCAGGCCCGCAGGACGGCGTGGAGGCCGCAGAGTAATGACCCTCATCCAAGTGCGGGTACACCGCCCCTCGGACACGGGGACCATCCCGGCCGGGGGACAGTTGGAGTGGACGCCCACAGCGGCGACGTCCATCCCGACGTCTCCCGTCACGGTGGTCCTCCCCGCATCATTCACGGTGAATCTCACAGATGATATAAACGAGTTCACCGCCATCGAGACCGGCCCCGCATGGGCATGGCGCGTCGTGGAAACCTTCCCCGGGCAGGCACAGAAGACCCGCTACGTCCTCGTCACCGGCGAGGGCCCCGTGGACTACACCACCCTGCCCAGCGTGGACCCGGCAACGCTGGAGCCAGCAGCCCAGCCCGACGTGCCCGTATGGTACGCCTACGTGGACGCGCTGGAGGCCGAGGCGGCACGCTCCGCCGACGCGGCAGACGTCGCCAAGGCGGCAGCACTCGCAGCACAGGCATCCGCGACGGGCTCCGCCACGGCAGCATCCCAGTCCGCTACCACGGCAGCAGCCCGGGCAGTGGAAGCGGGCACCTCCGCATTCAACGCCGGATCGTCCGCAGCCGCAGCGGCCGGGCACGTCACCACGGCCCAGCAGTCCGCAGCCAACGCGGCCGCCTCAGTCATCACCGCAGCAGGGCACGCCACCAACGCGGGCACCTCCGCATCGGCGGCCTCCACGGCGGCAGGAGTGGCGGCAGGCCACGTTACGGCGGCAGCGGGCAGCGCAACGGCAGCAGCAGGCAGCGCCACCGCATCCCAGACCGCACGCCTCGGGGCCGAGGCGGCACGGGACCGGGCGGAACTCGTGGCGACGGCGTTCAAGATCGGCGACGTCACCACCTCCGAGCCCGGCGCTCCCGCGTCCGCAACCATCCACGGGGAAGGGCCCTTCCGGGAACTCGACCTCACCCTCCCCCGTGGGGTACAGGGCCCGCCCCTCACCGCTGTAGTGGCGGATACGGTCACGGGCCCGGAAACCCCGGGCGCCACCGGCCTGAAGGGTGACAAGGGGGATAAGGGTGATCCGGGACCCCTAATCAGTACGGACTTGATCGCCACCGACCTTGACGCCCTGATCGTTGAAGGCATGTACTCGCAGCCCAATGCGATATATGGCACCCTAGCTAACCACTATCCCTACGAGGGATTCATAGGCAATATCCTGCACATGAAGCGGGGGGCTAGTAGGTACACTCAACTCGCTTGGGCCAATACCGGTAACAGCTACACCAAAAGGAGTATTTGGCTCAGAACGAATGCTGCGGCCGGTTATGGCAACTGGTATACATTCAACGCCTCTCGAATTGATCAGGTAGCGGGACGGGCGTTGTACGAGTGGGACGACGTGAACAGCCGCGAACAGTTGATCTACGGGGACACCGGATGGCGGGACGTCAAATCTCTGCTCATCAACGGTTGGGCGTCGACCGGCGTGCTGTACCTCCGTCGAAACGGGGACCGCTGCACCCTGAAGGGGCTCCTGCTTGACGGGTCCAGCCAGACGTCAACCACCTTCATGACCCTGCCCGTAGGATTCCGTGCCTTCGGAGGGGACACGTACTTTATGGCGAACACGGTCTCCGCCAGCTTCGGCATGATGTCAGTCAGCAACACCGGCAACGTCAGGGCGCAGACCGGGCAGCCCACCTACGGGTCGCCCGCCTACTTTGAAATCTCGTGGTCAACCTCAGAGCCTTGGCCCGCAACCCTGCCGGGCAGTGCATCCGGCTCGATCCCTAGCACATAAGGAGGCATCATGGCATTCACACCAGCAGACCCGACCAAGGCTGAAGTCAAGGTCATCCAGAACGGCGACCAACTGGCCTTCGACTTCTACTTCCCCCGTGGGGCGAAGGGTGACCCGGGCGGCATCACCTCGCCCACTCAGATCACCTCGGGCTATGACTTCAATAACCTCGTGGTCTCAGGGCTCTACTGGACCCTCGGGTCCGACTACGCCAGCTTCGTCAACGCCCCGCCCCTGAACATTCCCGGCGGGGTGGCCATGTCCATCATGGTCATCGCACGAGGGGCCACCATTGTCGATCAGCACGTCACCCTGACGAACACCAGCACCATCGCCAAGGTCAGGATGGAACGCACCCAGATCACCGGCACTTGGGGCCCATGGCGGTTCACCCCGTCGCTGGCCATCTCGGAAGCTGTAGGCCGCACCATCCACGCCTACGACTACCTGAACAACCGGTCACAGTTGATCTACGGGGATACCGGGCGCCGGAACATCAGCGACATGGTCACGGCTGGCACGACGTTCACCGGGGGCGGGAAGCTCACCATCCGGCGCGAGGGCTCCATGGTGGACATTTACTGTGTTGGGTGGATGCCCGGCGCGGCCGGTACGGTCCACCTCTTGGCCTCCGGCCTGCCCACAGGGTTCAAGCCCAGCAACAGTCGGGCATGGTTCGCGGCGCAGAACGGGCAGCCCGCACTCTGCACCATGGCCTTTGACGCGACCACGCTGGCCATCATCAGCAACGCGGCGACCATCCACCCCATCGGCTTCAGCTTCAGCTACTCAACCACGGACCCTTGGCCCTCAGTCCTCCCGGGCTCAGCCGATGGCTCCATCCCACCCGTCTAAGGAGACACATCATGGCACGAGTAATCACCCACGAGGGCGAGTGCATTGACATTGACCCGTTCATCCCCACGGGAACGTGCGCCCTCTGCACGGACACCCCGCAGGATGAACTCCCGCCCGAGGATCGTCCGGGGGCAGCAGAATGACGTGGTCATACAGCGGGAACCCGGGCACCTCGCACCGGGACCGCATCCGGTTCCTCATCGGGGACAAGGTCCAGACGGCCCAGTCATTGTCCGATGCGGAGCTTGACTACCTGCTTGATGAGGCCCCTTCCCCGGAACTCGCAGCAGCAGCGGCGGCGGAGCAGATGGCGGACGCCTACTCAGGATTGTCGGTAACCTCCAAAAGGGTTGGCGATTTGTCGTTGTCTATGGACTACGGCCGTACCGGGGCTAAGTTCACGGCCACGGCGAGGCGGCTCCGGCAAAGGTATTTCACCCTCGGCGCCCCGCTCATGGGGGACACCTCGGAGAAGGTGTTCCGGGTGGGGCAGATGGATTACGCGGAGCCCCGGAACGTGTACGGGGTGACCGGCAATGGAAGCTGAGTTCCTTGACCTCATGACCCAGACCGTGACCGTGAAGCCTAAGACCGGATTCAACGGTTACGGGATGGCCGTCCGTGGCGTTGATGCAGCCTACCCCTGCCATGTGTCCATCAAGGCGGGGGAGGCCCCGGCAAGGGCGGGCGGCGTCGTGACCACCACGGGCACGGCGTGGCTGGCCGGGCACTTCCCGGAACTGGACACGGCGGACGCGGCCGAGGTCCCCGGTCTGGGGCTCACGGCCATCGTCGCAGTACAGCACGTCTACGACGAGGCCGGGCCCCATCACACGGTCCTGTACTTCGGGGCAGCGTAGTGGCCGAGGCGTTTGAGTCCACGGTCACGCTGGCCGGGCATGACGCGCTGGCCCGTATCCTCGCGGCGGCGGGCCTCCATGCCCCCGCCGTGTTGGGTGACGTCCTGTACCGGGAAGGTCAGTTAGCCTTTCGGCAGACTCAGAAGGAGGTCCCGGTGAAGTGGGGCAACCTGAAGAACTCCGGCCGGTTGCACCCCCCGCAGCAATCCGGCCACGACGTGGAGGTCATGATCACGTACGGGTCAACGGCTGTGAAGTATGCGGCCGCCGTGCACGAGAAGAACAAGAACTACAAGAACGGGCGTAAGTGGAAGTACGTCCATGACCCAGTGGTCGCCCGTGCTGACGGCATGGAGGCCCGAATCGTGAAGCGTATCCAACGGAGCATGACATGACCATTCCAGAGACGGCCGAAATCACCGGCCTCCAGATTGTGCAGGCGGCCATCGTGGCGGCCGGGCTTGGCGTACCCGGGGAGACCCTGTTCATGGGCCGCGAACCGGACTCAGTGGAGCAGCCCTCGGACCTGTCCATCCTCGTGACCGAGCAGGACGGGGACCCGCATTTCACCATGGGCACGGCCGTCGCCATGGAGCATCAGAACGTACAGGTGAAGGTCCGGGGATTGGTGGATGAGTACCACCCGCCGAAGGCCCGCGCCATTCGGATCAGGTATACCATCGCCGCCCTGAAGGAACACGTCTACGCGGGCGTCCGGGTCACGGACACCTCCCCCGTGGGCAACGTCCTGCACCTCGGCCCGGACGAGCGCGGCCGGGAAGAGTTCACCGTCAACTTCAATATCCAATGGGAGCCCCCCTATGCCTACTAACCTCGAACCGCTGGACCCGCTGGACACCCTCATGGTCGCCATTGACACGTCCATCGGCGCCCTCGTGACCGCCCGGGCCATACTGGAGCAGGCCATCATCCAGCAGGCCACCATCGCGGAGCAGAACCAGCCCGCCCCACCCCCTGCCCCGCCGCAGACCATGGGCGTTGCCGAGGCGGAGTGCGCCCACGACCCCGAACACCTTGTGCAGGTGCCCACCATGGGGGCCCCTGCCTACTCCTGCCCATGCGGGGCCATCCTGTCGGAGCTACCCGGTGAGTAAGTTCGCCGTGGACATACGGCCGAGGTGCCGTAAGTGCGGGAAGTTGCTGGCGGAGAAGGTCACCCAACCGTGGGTCATTGGGTGCGGCCGGTGCAAGACCCTGAACACGGACCTGTCGCAGGGATTGCCGCGTGTCATGCACGTTGTGGAAGATCGCCCCTATCCCGGGTTAGGATCATTGCATGACTCCACGCAAGGGCCCCATCGGGCACCTCCTGACAGCCGCCGTTAGGTTCATCGGCTGGGTAATCCTCGGCATCCACCATGCCCGCAAGGTGCGCCGCATTGAGCGCAGCATCGTCATCGAGACCGTGCCGCTTCATGCTGGCTGTAAGTGCAGCCGCCCGTGAGCGCGGCCTTGTGCCCGGCCGTCAGTGAGGACGGCAAGAGCGTCTGCATCCAACTCCGGGACCATGATGACGAGCATGTGTGGGACCGGGCAACGCCGGGCGCCTACTACCTCCAGTCATGCGCCCTTTGCGGCGGGGACATTCGCGTAGTCCATGGGGACCCGCAGCCCCACCCGTGCGGCAGCTTCGGCGACTACACGGTGGAATCGGCGGGTCTCGCCGGGGCGAAGATGACCAGCCTCACCGTGACGTTGCCGGACGGCAGCACCCAGACCATCACCAACCCCGGCTTCCTCGCCATGATCAGTAAGGGCCCTCATGCCGCTCAGTAACGCCACCATCGAATCCCGTGGGAACGGCCACGGCACGATCACCTTGGACGGGGCGGACGTCTCCCACCTCGTGGGCAAGGTGGAGTTCACCTCGCAGCCCGGCAAGGTGGACACCCTCATCCTCCACACCCACATCGCCGCGAAGATCGAAGCGAAGGGCGTGAAGGTCGCGCTGGATGAGCAGACGCGCAACTGGCTGGCCGCCCTCGGCTGGACCCCGCCCGTCGAGGGTGAATGCCCGACCACCCCCCACGATTGCGGCGACGGCCACGAGGGCCCGCACGCCTGCAACTACGGCATCCTGTCCCTGCCGGACTATGAGTCCACGGGCGCCACCCCGGACGCCGACGGCCCCATCATCCCCGTGGCCTCACAGTCCCGCATTGAGAACCCGGTGGGATTCCACCAGCCCACCTTGCGCGAGGCGCTGGAGGCGTACCTTGAAAGCCTGCCTCAGCGTTACTCCCCCGTGGTCCGTGGTATCCGGGCCCTCATGTCGTACTACCCCAATGACTGACCCATTGCTCTACCGTGCCGCCCGGTGGTGGTACAGCCCCATCCTTTGCGGGGCCCTCGGTTCCGCAGTATCCATGACAGCCCGAAAGTTAGGTAATCCCGTGTCCCCATCCCTCGCAGCAGCCCTCCTTGTGACCGCCATTTGCGCGGCCATCTCCCTCATCCTCATCCTCGGGGTCTCCCGGGTATTCAGGGCCCGTAAGAACCGCCGTGAGGCGCTGGCGGCGGCTAACCGCGCGGACAATCAGCGGCTCCGTGACGCGGTCAATGGCCGGTACACGGGCAAGCAGAAGGCGCCGGAGCCCACCATTGCGGAGAAGCAGGGCGCCGTTATGGCAGCCGTGTTGCAGAACATCGCTGACGCATCCAGCCAGCAGCGCACGGCCGCCACGAAGACCCTCCTTGAAGACGCCAACGCTCTCCGCCAGTCGAACACCCCTCTCCGTCGCCCGACGCCTACCCCGGCTGAGGTCCGCCGTCGTGCCGAGTCACTGGCCAAGCGCAGCCCCTCCCGCTCCGCTTACCGCCCGTCGTCCGGGTACACGCCGCACTTCCCCTCGGTGGTCCTGACGGACGCCAGCACCACGGCCAGCCGGGAGGATGACCGTCGCGCAAGTGAGGCCGCCTCGGACGCCATGCTTGGCGCGGTCGCCATGTCCGTCGCCATGGACTCGTTCACGGCCCCGAGCTACACCCCCTCGGAGTCCAGCTACTCCAGCCCCTCCCCCTCGTACGACTCCAGCCCCTCCAGCAGCTATGACGGCGGCGGCAGCTTCGGCGGCGGGGACTCAGGCAGCTTCTAGTGGAGAGCCAGCCTAAGCCATTCGGGGGCCTCTCCCCCGGCCTTGTGTGGGTGGAGGGGAAGGGCTTCGTGCGCCCCTCCATCGCCCGGGCATTGGCTAAGGCTGGCCGCATTGTGGACTGGAACAGGTGGAGCCCCGGCAGTGGGGATGACCCCAAAAACATGCCGTACATCGACTGACCATCGCCCCAATTACGTCCTCCCAAAAACGTTACGCACCGTTTTTGGGAGGACGTTTTTGTGCCCGGCCTGCCCTCGTGTACTGTGGTCCCTGACCCCGGTTAGGTACTGGCTCAATCCGTGAAATTCTGTCTTCACCTGACCGTGGGCCTTGTTGATGTAGTGCCCGCCGAATGGGTGATAGTACCCGGTGGCTAGGTGCACCCCCGTTTAGCTGTGGTGGCGAGATAGTAGGGTGTTGCCAGCGATCCGCCGGTCATCCGTGACGTGGTTCCCCGGCCGGGAAACAGAGGGCCCTCGTGGTGGACGTAACCAATCCACCACGGGGGCCTTTTGTATGTGGTCCCTAACCCGGGGTTGACATGTCCTAACAGCCCGTTATACGCTGTAGTCATGAACATCAACTACACCAAAGCCGCAGCCCGCGATAAGGCCCGCCACCACGGCCACGAGAACTGGGATCATCTGGACTTCACCACCTCCCCCGAGGAACAGGCCCGGCAGGATGAAGCCGCCGCAGCATGGGCCGCCCAGTCCACCGGAACCGCAGGCGAACGCGACTTTTACTACAACCGCTAGGAGAACCCCATGAAAAAGATCATCACCATCAAGGCCGAGTACATCAAGGACGGCGACGAAATCAAGACCGATGAGGGGTGGGTGAAGACCGGTGGCATCCAGCCACTAGGCACCGACCGCGTGGGCATCCTCAGCCCTGACGGGATGATCGGTGTGCCCGCAGCCGCCATGGTCACCGTCCGCCGAGAGGAGGGCTAAGCATGCCAGCGCAGGAAATCCCTGAGTCATTCCGCAAGATAGGCGCCAAGGTGATCATCCTCGGTGGCCGCATGGGCGATGACACCATCATCAGGGGGGTGATCACCGCCCTCTCCAAGACCCGCGTCACCGTCACCACTAAGCGCCACACCGGCAAGATGGGCGAGGACGGCAAGCCCGTACTTGAGGACTACAAGCGGCAGTTCGTGTACCCGTTCATCAACCCCCGAGGCAAGGACGTTGATGCGCTGGATGAGTACGGGTACCGGACGAACTACTGGTCCTCCGCCCCCAAGCTCTACAAGGAGGACCACCCCGTGGTCGCTAAGGCCCGGGAGGCGAAGAAGATCGACGGGTACCGCAAGGACCTCATAGCGGCCATCCGTGGATTCGAGAAGGGCAACATGAGCCCCGCCCGAGCGAAGGCCCTACGCGGTAGCCTGAATAACTACATCACCAAGATGGAAGCACTGGAACCCCAAGATGAAGGAACCCCAAATGACGTATGAGTACACCACGGCCGAGGAAGTGGTCCGCGCATGGTCCATGGCGAATCGGGCCGAACGGCAGCGGGTCGCCGAGGCGTCCCCGTCCATAGCTGCACGACTGAACAGCCTTCGCGCGTCCATGCCCGAGGTCCGTGACGCGGCCATGCTGGAAGCGAATCACGCCGTACCCCGGCCGGACACCGCCCCCATCCCCGCCCGCTTCAACGTACTCGCGGCGGCCGCTGGCGAGTCAGGATGGGAGGCGCACCCTGAAGCCCCGGCAGACACTCCCGACGGCGCCACGGAGCTAGTGACAGTGGATTGGGCCATAGTGAAGGCGACCGGCCAAGTCCTGTACTACTTCTCGGAGGTAGAGGCCCGCCGCGCCTACAGGACCGAGCACGGCCGCAAGATCATGGTCCGCATCCCCGGCGGCCACATGTGGAGGGTTATCGCATGAGGCTAGGCCGCAAGCAGAGACGGTTCTACCGGGCCGCCCGCCGGGGAATCATCGAGGGCCGCGCCCTCATAGAGCTTCGCGACTGGACGCTGGCCTACAACTACCTCCAGTTATCGCGCAGCACCTACGGCCCGGACAGCCCATTCGTGGAAGCACTCCGCCGCACCATGCACAAGGAAGCCCTCAAAGTTAGGATCAAACAATGCCGATGACCCGCAGGAACATTATCTCCGCGAAGCTGAAGGCGAAGCGCTTCATTCGTGACGCGGACGCCGCACTGGCCCGGCTGGACGCCGAGAACGAGACCCGGGGAGCGTGGGACCCGGAACTCCAGCGCTACGTCGGAGCCCCCCGCCCGAGCAGCGGCCATGACAGGTCCGGGGGAAGCCCTCAGACAGCGCAATTGCGCCGGACGTCCATGGACCTCACCCGGTCGCTGGCGAAGCTCAGGAGCCGGGACTAATGGCACTGTCGAATATGGAGACCAAGAGGCTCTGGGAGATGGAGGTCATGACGGCCGCCGGGCGCCAGAACGTCGTAGGGGACGCCATCCTTGGCAGCGTCTCAGTGAGCCCCCACCCGGACGACGTGGACCTAGTCAGGGTCAGGTGGGAGAGCATCACCAACATGCCCCGGGCGGAGTATGACGCCATCGTGAACCGGCGCGACGGGAACCTGAAGACCGCCCCCGTGGTGGAGTCCCTGCCCCTAGCTGAGGCTGAGGCGTGGGACGTCAGTGTGAGCGGGGAGACCTGCCGGGGTTGCGGCCGCGTCAAGGGGTGCAACGCATGGTGCGAGGACATGAACTGCGAGCACTGCTACTGCCACAGGGAAGGGCGGGACGGATGAGGATCACCCCGTGTCGGGACTGTGGCGCCTACGTGAACATCAACAGCGACCACGGTAAGGACTGCCCGCAGCGGCAGAAGTAATGAATGGCCCGGGCATCGTGTCCGGGCCATTCCTTTGCGGTCACGATGTTAATGTGTGGTCATGGTCACACACGCGCAGTTGCGGGACTCCACCACCCGGTCAGACCGGGCATTGCTGGAGGCCGCCGGGGTCAGGGCAGACCTCGACAACACGGTGCAGGTCACCGTCCAAGTCCCGAGCACGGGCGGTTCGGTGGTTATTCGCCGGGTCACCGAGCATCTCATGAGCCGCGACCGGTATGAGGCGGTGCGTCGTGCTCTCCGCAACTGAGGCCCACATTTGGGAGACCCGCCGCCCGCAGCCGCACCCGCCGACGCCGCCCAACCCCGTCTTTGAGAGCCGGTCATTGCAAGGCGCACATTGCGATAAGGTAGTTGCAAGGTAGCAAGGCGCAAGTCCCATCACCTGCACTATTTGGCGCCCAGTAGTGGAGAAGCCCGCACCGAAGAACCGCCACCTAGCCCTCATGACGTCGGGGGCAGGAGGCGTTATAGCGGTTGCGGGCTTTCTCATGCCCAAGGGCTTGACCTGAATAACACGCCGTTATACACTTGGTTCACCTACTACCGGAAGCGTGAACCCCATGACCCTCCCCCCGGACGACGTCCACCCCTACCCCCTCCCCGGCCACAATCACGTGACTCGCCAAATCATGTTCCCCGGCGACGGATGCCCCGCCTGTGACGCCTATTGGAAGGCGAAGGTGCAGGAGTCTGTGAACGTCCTGAACCCTGACGCCGCCCTCACGGATGCAGACCTCGCCGCCAAGCTGGAGAAGCTGGACCCCCGCGCAGACCTCGCCGTGCTGGCATGGGAGGACGTGGAGACGATGGGCCCACTGACCGAGGCCGACCGTACCGTGACCGTGGAGATTCCCGCATCCATGGCCGCCCACATGGACCGTCACCGCGTCGGCGGGTACTCCGTCCAAGGCGGGGTCCTGTCCTCCGATTCCCGGCCGGAGGTGTGGCCGCTGTGAGGTTCATTGAGTATCAGGATGAGGTGATCCAGTACGACGCGGACGCCGTGCCTGCCGAGGCCACTGACCGGCCCTTGTGGCAGGCGGCCATCGGTCTAGGCGCCACGACCGGGGACGTCCTGAATGAGGTCCTTGCGGCGGACGCGAGGGGTGGCATAGATGACGTGGTGGGCGAGGACATGGTCCGGTCGCTGGGCGCCACGCTCCGGCAGGTCTCCCGCATCGCGTCCATCCTCGGCGTCTCACTGGATGAGGTGGCGGCCACGGACATGACGGCCATGAGGGATGACGTAGGCTAAGGATTGCTTCCACGGCCTCGAAGCCCGGCATCGCTCCAACGGTGCCGGGCTTTACCTTTGCCTAAAGTATTTGGGGAGCGGTGTTGACATGGACTAACAGAGTGTTATAGCCTTGATTCATCAGGGCGGGACAGGCCCCCCGATGGGAACAAGGAGTCATCATGCAGATCAACATTCACGAGTTCACCCTCACCACCAAGAACACCGCCACCATCAAGATCAAGGGCTCCGACGAGTCCATCCAGAACTACCCCAAGAAGGTCCTCTACACCATGGCCTCACTGGAAGCTCTGGACCTCACCGGCTGGGAATGGAACTGCGCCGAGGCATCATGGACCGGCGCCACTGAGTGGACGGTCTTCCTGAATAAGGCGTAGCGGTTCCAGCCCCACCCGGCCAGCAATGGCCGGGCTATTCGGGGCAAGAACCAAACCCACTAGGAGGAACCCCGTGACCGCGAACACCCTGACCCGCAACCCCGCCCACGTCGTGAACCGCACCCGTGCGGAGTCCAAGCGCCTCATGGGCACGCCCGTCCTGACCGCCCGGATGGAATGCGCCGCCTGTGATTCCGAGGGCCCGTGGACGCTGGCAGCCCACGCGGAGGCCCAGCGGGCGGATCACAAGTGCCCGGGTAAGCGACCGGGCGGCCGTCGCCGGGCCCAAGTTGACACCATCTAACACACCGTTATAAGCTCTGATCACACCCACTAGGAGGAACCCCATGGCAGCAACAGCCAGAATCCGCTACACCCCCACAAAGGACCTGACCATAGACGTACAGGGCGCCATCTCTGAGGCTGAGGCCCGGGCCGCCGCCGAGGGGGTGCTGGAACGCAACAAGTACTTCTTCAAGGCCGTGATCACCGGCATCATCGGCACCGGCGTCATGCAGTACGCCGTATCCGCAAGCTACGAGAAGTAGGAGGACCCCATGCACCAGCAAGCCATCAAGATTCTGAAGGGCGCGATAGCCGCCCGCCTCGCAGCGCAGACCCGCATTCAGGAACGCCTCAGCCTGCACGAGGGTAAGGCGCTCACCCCGCACATGGAGCGCCTGTTGCAGCAGGAGCGCGATGAATTGACCCGATGTGTGGCCGCCATAGAGTCCATGCGTGACTCCATCAAGACGCTTCAGGCAGCCGAGCCCGTGCACGCGGTCAGCGCGAGCTACGGCCCCGGGCAGAAGGTCAAGATCGAACGCGGCGAGTACCGAAACCTCGTAGGCCACATCAGGGAGATAGCCGATGACGGCATCCTCACCGTGCGGCTCCTGAACTCCGAGACCGACATACCCCTCAAGCCCAGCAACGTTCGGGCCCAGAACTAGCCATGGCGATCATCACCACCATCGAGGTCCTCGCAGCCGAGCTAGGCGTTAGCTGCGAGGACGCGGTGGACTACCTGAAAAGCACCGGGGTCACCGACCTGAATGGTTGGGACCCCACGTGGGGCCTGCATATCCGCGAGGCCCGCGCCCTACGAGACCACTACAAGAAGGAACCCCATGAGTAGCAAGTACGAGGCCGCATTCCCCATACTGGCCCGGGCGTTGCATGAAGCCACCCGGCGCGAGACGGACCTTGACAAGGAGGTCCTGCTGGTGAAGTCGGAGCGGCGTGAGGCCCGCCGTGCCCGCAGGCAGATTGAGGCCGCCATCAAGACGTTGAAGACGACGGCCCCGGTGCTGGTGGAGGCGAGCCCGGGCGAGGCCGGTGAGCGGCGCGAGCAGCCCGCCAAGCTGGTGATCTTGGACGAGACCCTGCCCGCCGTCCCCCTGCCTGCCCCGTCCACGAATGGCCGGGTCATCAGGACGGGCAGCGCACCCGTGAAGACGCAACAGCGCACCCCACGCGCCCACACCCCCGAGGGTCCGGTGAAGTTGGGGGACGTGCCCGTGGATATTCCGAAGCCGCCGTCGCTCCGTTGGTGGCGCGATGGGGAGACTGTCCGCGTCTGCCAGATGGCGAGCCTGTACTACGGGCAACTGGCCATCGTGGAGGAACGCAAGCCGGATGGCATGTACGAGCTATCCATCCCGAATAGCGCGGGCGGGCGCCTGTCCATCCACGGCGGATACCTCCGCAGCGTCATGACCCCCGGTAAAGTCGGTGAGCGCTTCACCCCGGGCGAGCGCGTCCGCTTCGCGGGGCAGGAACGGCGCGGGGAGTACGGCCGGATCACCGGGCAGGCTGGCAAGTACGCGGTGAAGGTCCGCCCCGAGATGGGCGAGCGTGACGCCTTGGTCACCGCCCCCACGATTGATTTGCTGCACGACCGGCCCATGCACAATAAGCTGTGGTCCGAGGGTGAGCGGGTCCTCATCAACTGCCCCGGCGACTCCGGTCATAACCGGTGGGCCAAGGTGGTCCAGCAGGAGGGTACTGTGGTGACGGTGGAGCGCGAGGACACCGGCGCACAGGGCGAGTACGTGAACCACCTCCTGCTTGACGAGCGCCCCGCATGAACGTCCCGAAGCCCCGCCCGTTGAAGCCGCCCAAGAAGCCGTCCCCTCCGGCGGGCTCTAGGGCCTTTGATGAAATGCTCCAGACCTATTACGAGATGCCCGGCTGCCGGGAACTGGTGAACGGGATCATAGAGCGCAAGAGGGCGCGGGAAGCTGCTAAGGTAGTTGAGTCACGAGCAATGACAAGCTGAAGTCACAGGAATCGCCCCGGGAATCTTTCCCCGGGGCTTTTTCTTTGCCCTGTTGACACATCTAACAGACTGTTATAAGCTTGGTTCATCAGCAGGGGAACCGCCCCCGCCGCAGGCATCAAGGAGCCAGCCATGAACGAAGTCCGCCCCATCCAGTCCACCTCCCCCATCCCCACGGCCGACGTCCGCCACATCACCAAGGGCGACGTCATAGTGGAGAAGGGTGGCCGCGAGTTCCGCGTCCTCTCCAAGACCCCGCAGAAGAACGGTACGTTCCTCACGACGGCAGATGACCCCAACTACCTCATCATGGTCAAGGCCGAGGGCGGCCGGGCATTCGACCTCATCCTCACTCAGGGCATGCTGAACCGCTCCGTGTACGTGGTCACCAAGGCTGGCAAGTGATGGCCGGGCAGTACCCCGGCAAGGGAGTCCACGCCCAGCATGCCAACTACGGCCTCCGTGGGCTCAGGGCCCGCGTGGATGAGTACCGGCTGGACTACCTCCGCATCAGGGAGCTAGGCCGCGACGAGGCCGCGCTGGAGCGGGCGGCGGCCCGGTGGGCGAGCTACGCGGACCTGCTGGAGACCGTGGAGCGGCTGGATGAAGCCAAGCGCGTCAGGACCCGCACCGAGAACCGCCTGCACCCCATCACCTAAACGAGAGCCCCGGACCACACGGCCGGGGCTCTCCGCTTGCCATGACCCCGGCGTGTCGGACGGCCGGGCGGAACGGGCCCGAAAGTAGCCTCACCTCTAGGTAATCAACGTCCTAGAGGGAGGCACGCCTTGGCCACTACGCCATACAAGGTCAACATCGGCATCAACTACCCGCCGAACAAGCGGGCAGAACCGGGCGACGTCGTGCGTGACCTGCCCTCGGCGTCCATCAAGGGGCTACTTGACGCCGGTGTCATCGAACCCGTGGGGAAGTAACCCATGGCGAACTTCGTAAACACGCCGCAGTTCTACCACGGCAAGCTGTCCGGGCTCATCTTCCGCAGCATCGACCTGTCCCTGTACCTCCAGTCGATCAGCACCGCCCGCTCGGTGGAAACGAATGAGACCACCGGCTTCGGCCTGAATGACAAGACCTACATGGCGGGCACAGCGGACGGCACCGCCTCCGCGTCCGGCCTCTGGGACGGCTCAGTCAAGGCCATCGACGAGGAAATCAGCACGGCCCTGAACGTGGACGGGGACGACATTCTGACGTTCCACATCGGCTCCGGCGCCGTGGGCTCCAACGTCCGCATGGCCGCCGTCCTGACGTCGAACTACTCCGTGGAAGCAGCCCCCGGGGACCTCGTTTCGTGCAAGACCGACTTCACCATCGACGGCGGCATCTTCGCCGGGCGACTCCTGCACCGGTCCAGCATCACCGCGACCACGACCACGGCCGCCGTGGACTTCGGCTCAGCCTTCGCCACGGACCCATCCGGCGCCTTCGTGCACATTCACACGGTGGCGAATACCCGGTCCACGGCCGTCACGGTCAAGGTCCAGCACTCCGTGGATAACTCCGTCTGGGTGGACCTCGCGCCGACCGCGACGATCAACACCGGCACAACGCCAGCCCTTCGCCTTGACATTGCGGGCACGACTAACCGCTACGTCAGGGCGGTCATCACCCCCACAGCCGGTACCGGCGCCATCTATCCCATCGTGGCTTTCGCCCGCAAGTAACCAAGGAGTAAACAATGCCCGCTTTCAGCCACGGTAAAAACACCAAGGTCAGCGTTGATAACGCTGCCGGTGTCCTGACTGACATTTCCAACGTCACCAACTCGATCACCATGCCTCGCAGCACGGACACGGGTGACACCTCCGCCTTCGGCCAGAACGATAAGACCGCCATCAACGGCCAGCAGGACGGCACCGTTTCCATCGGCGGCCTGTTTGACCCGACGGTGGACGCCCAGTTGAACGCCATTGTTCAGGGCCAGCTTGACGGCACCATCGCCTCCAGCACCGTCGAGTACGGCCCGCAGGGTGGCGCCACCGGCAAGATCAGGTACACCTGCGAGGTCATCTGGACCGGCTACTCGGTGGAGGCAGGCGTCGGCGACGTCCTTTCCTTCAAGCTGGACGGCCAGCGCACCGGCCCGACCACTCGCAGCACCTTCTAATCACTAACCCATCAGCAGTAAACCCAACGAAAGAGAGTGTCCTCAGTGACCATCCCCGCATTTGACGCAGACGCAACCGCTACCCCCTTCGTGGAAGGCACCCACCCCGGCGCGTACAGCCCCGGTGGCGAGTTCCTTGGCAACGAGCCGGTAGCGGCCACCCCTGCACCCGAGCAGGTCGCCGTAGTGGCCTCCGAGCTTGGCGGTTACCGGGCCCCGGGTGGCGGCGCACGCCTGTCCATCCGTGACCGCGCCGTCGCAGCCCGCCCCTACTCGACCGAACTGGTGGAGGTCCCCGAGTGGGACGCCACCGTTGAGGTCCGCTCCCTTCCGTTGGGTGAGCGCAACGAAATGATGGCTGAGGTCGTGGATGAGGAAACCGGCAAGGGTGACTTCAAGGCCATGTTCCCGGCCCTCGTGATCCGCGCCGTGTTCGACCCGGAAACGGGCGAGCGCGTCTTCGCGCCGGACGACGCCGCGACCATCAACGGCTTCGACGCCGGGGTCATTGACCGCGTGGCTGAGGTGGCCCTGAAGCTGTCCGGCCTCGCTGACAAGGCGAAGGACAACGCGGCGGGAAAATCCTCAAAGACGGAGACCTCCGTCTAAGTTTCGAGGTCGCTCAACGCACGGGCCGCACCCTTCACGAACTGAAGTGGGGCGGCCCGGGCAAAGAGCCCATGGACGCGAACGAGTTCCTGTACTGGAGGGCTCTCATCGAAATCATTGAACCGCACGAGCAGGAGCAGGCCAAGAAGTCCTGACCGCATAACCGAAAGGGCTTAGCCAGTGGCAAACGTAGTCGAAGTAATGGCGAAGCTCTCCGGTAATGCGGCAGGCATGGTGAACGCGTTCAAGCAGGCAACCCAGGCGGCGGCGGACTATAAGGAAAAGGTCCGCAGGGCCACCGAGGAAGCCGTTGATAAGACGAACTCCAGCAAGAAGGCCGTGGAGGCCGGTAAGTCCACCGGCTCAGGCTTCACGTCCGGCTTCAAGGGGGCCATTGCAGGGGTCGGCGCACTCGCCGCCACCGTGGGCTTCATGTCCTTCGTCAAGGACGCTGCTGCCGCCTCTGACGCCACGGATAAATTCAAGGCCACCATGAACTTCGCGGGGCTGGACACCTCCGCCATCGACGCGGCAGGGGCGGCCGCCAAGAAGTTCGCTGACCAAACCGTCTATGACCTGCCCACCATCCAGAACACCGTCGCCCAACTGGCATCCAACGGCATCAAGGACTACACGGGCCTGACGCAGGCCGCCGGTAACCTGAACGCCGTCGCCGGTGGTAACGCGGAGACCTTCAAGTCTGTGGCCATGATGATGACCCAGACGGCAGGCGCCGGGAAGCTGACGACGGAGAACTGGAACCAACTCTCGGACGCCATCCCCGGCGCTGCCGGGCCCCTTATGCGTGCCCTCGAAGAAGCTGGCGCCTATACAGGCAACTTCCGTGAGGCCATGGAGAAGGGCCAGATCACCTCGGACGAGTTCAATGCGGCCTTGATGAAGCTGGGTACTGACCCCATCGCCGTCGAGGCGGCTAAGTCCACGAAGACCTTTGAGGGCGCCATCGGCTCCCTGCAAGCTGTGATCAACTCCGGGCTCATGGGGGCCCTGAACGCTATCAAGCCTGCCGCCACGGGGGCTATCTCCGGGCTGGCGAACGGCTTCAGTGCCCTGTTCAACGGCATCGGCGCCGTCTACACCCTCCTGACCACGGGCGACTTCACCGGCGCCATTGGTAAGGCCCTCGGCGTGGAGGAAGACGCCAAGATCATCGGCTTTTTCCTGTCCGTGCGCGAGACTGCCATCTCCCTGTTCAATGGGATCAAGTCCGGGGCTGGTCCTGTGGGTGCCGTGGGGGAGACCCTGAAAAGCATCTGGACTGCCCTGTCGCCTGCCTTCTCCCAGATCGGCACGGCCGTCGCCGGGGTCCTCCCGGCCATCATGACCCTCGTACAGTCCTTCTCGCCCCTGTCCATCGCCTTCCAAGCGGTCCTCCCGGTCCTGCCCATCCTCGCCTCCACGGCGGGGACGCTGGCCGTGGCCCTCGGCGGGGCACTGGCTGGCGCCTTGCAGGTCATCGTCCCCATGGTGGCGGGCATCGTGACCGGCGTATCTCAGGCGGTGACATGGTTCATGTCTCTGGATGGGGCGGCGAACTCCCTCGCGGCGGGCATCACAGCCCTTGTGGCGGGCTTCGCCATCTACAACGGCATCATCACCACCATCCGCATCGCCACGGCCGCTTGGGTTGCCATCCAAGGCGTCCTGAACGCGGTCATGGCCATCAACCCGGTCACCCTCATCATCATCGGCATCGCCCTACTCATCGCCGCCATCGTCCTGCTCGTCTCGAACTGGGACACGGTGGTCAAGTTCCTCACGGACGCATGGCAGGGCTTCGTGAACTGGTTCATGGGCATCATGGGCGGCTTCGTCGGGTTCCTGTCGGACGTGTGGAACAACATCGTGGCCGGGGTGACCGGATTCGCGGTCGCCGTCTTCTCGCCGATCATCGAAGCCTTCAATGCCGGGTTCGCTTTCATCATGTCCATCTTCACGAACATCGGTAACTTCATCTCCGGCGTGTGGAACTGGGTCTTCGGGCTCCTGACCGCCATCGGCGCCGCCTTCTGGGCCGAGCACGGGGCCCAACTGACGGCCGCGTGGAACTTCATAGTCGCCGTCTTCACGGGCATCTTCAACTTCTACGTGTCCATCTTCCAAGCCATCGGTAACGCCATCGCCGCCGCATGGAACTGGATCACCGGGGTAATCTCCGGCGCCGTGAACGCCGTTTGGGGGGTCATCTCCAGCGTCTTCAATGCCATCTGGAACTTCATCTCCAGCATCTTCAACACCGTGGCCGGATTCATCTCCGGGGTGTGGAGCAACATTTACGGGGTCATCTCCGGGGTGGTGAACTCCATCCGTGGCGTCGTCTCGTCCGCCTTCAACGCCGTGTGGGGGACCGTGTCCTCGGTCTTCAATAACGTGGCCTCGTTCATCTCGGGCATCTGGAACGGCATCCTCTCCAGCATCTCCGGCGTGGTCGGCCAAATCGGCGGCGTCATCGGCTCCATCTACGGGAAGGTCACCGGCGCCCTCGCCGGGGCTGGCTCATGGCTGGTCTCCGCAGGCCGGAACATCGTGGAGGGCCTGATCAGTGGCGTCAAGTCACTGGCTGGCACCATCGGCAACGCGTTCCTGTCCATGGTCCCGGGCTGGATCGTCGGCCCGTTCAAGGCCGCCCTCGGCATCGCCTCCCCGTCGAAGCTGTTCACCCAGTTCGGCCGCTGGATCATCCAAGGTCTGGGTAACGGCGTGAACTCCGAGCAGACCACGGCCGTAAAGGCCATGGAAGGCACGGCGGCCGCCGTCGCCAAGGCGGGCTCCGGCATCACCATCGACGTGCCCACCATGCGGATTCCCGAGGTCCCGAACATCGCGGCCTCGCTGGCCCTCCCGGTCCTGCATCAGGAGGTTCGCCTGAACTTCACCGGCACCTCCCCGGTGGAGGCCGTGAAGGCATTCGAGGCGAGCCTCCGCACCACGGGCGCAGCGGTCACGGGAACGTCCTCGGCGGTTCGCGGTTACGATTCCTCCGCTCTGGCTGGCATCGTGCCTGTGAGGGCCGACGTCGCGCCGGTCATCAACTTGACCGCTCTCATCGAGTCTCCCTTCGGGGAGGGCTACATGGAGGCCCGCATCACCGACATTTCCACCGACGCCGCTGCTAAGCAGACCGGCGCCACAGCCCGCATTGCCAAGTCCTCGCGCGGCGTGACAGTAGGAGCGTAACCATGGCCTTGCCAGTACAGCGGGTGAACCTCGCCACGAACCCGGCGATGGGTGCCGCTGGCGGCCCGGGCGTCATCACGACGAACCTTGTCACGAACCCGTCCTTTGAGACGAACGTGACCACGGGCGTCACGAAGTCCTCCGTGATCACGACGTCTCAGACGACCTTCGGGTCCGCCGTGTCCGCCGGGGCGGCTGCGATGAACATGGTTGTTGGGGCTGGCGCCACCACCTCCACATTCCTGTACCAAGTGGTGGCTGCCACCCCGGACGAGTACCTGTCGTTCTCGGTCAATATGCGGTGGTCCTCCGGCTCCCGGTACTTCCGCCAGCGCATCGCGTTCTACGACGCCGGGGCGGTCCAGCTTGCCCTCGTGTCCGGCACGGCGCAGTACGGCGTGAACAACTCCACCGGCGGGGCTCGGCACACTTTCAGCGCCCTTGCCCCGGCCGGGTCCGTAACCGCCCGCATCTACCTGTACCTGTACGACGACGCGGCCATGACCGTCGCCCCCGTGGACACCACCACGTGGGCAACGGACGCTTGGAGCGCGGTTTCCAAGCCCGGGCAGGATGAGGCTGAGTGGTGGACGTCCACCTACTTTGACGGCGCCACGCCCGCAGACAACTACACCTACGCATGGACCGGCACCGCGCACCTGTCCGCGTCCACGAAGTCCGTGAACGCGGTCACCGGCGTCTCCGCCGTGCCCGGCACCGGGGCGGCAGGCTTCACGAATCAGTGCACCATCGGCGGCGCCCGGCACGGGTCATCCTTCGTCCGCCTCCAGTGGACCCGGGCGGGTGGCGGCGGCTCCGCCGGGATCATCTACCAACTGAATGTGGGCGGCTCGTCCGCTGACGTCCGCTCAGCCATGGTCTCGTTCCGCTCCAACGTGGCCAAGACCATGACATTCCTGTTCCGCTTCAGGAATGTATCCACCGTCGTCGGCACGGCCACGACGCCTTACGTCACCCTGACCCCCGGGCAGTGGCTTGACTTCAAGGTGGAGGGGCTGGCGGCCACGGGCACGTACACGAACATTCAGGTGTACGGCCTCGTGATCAACTCCGACTCCCACGTGGCGGGCGATCAGCTTGACATGGACAGCGTCCTCATCGAGCCGACGGCGACGATCCACCCTGACGGGTACTTTGACGGGTCATCCTCCGCGCCCGGCCTGTGGAAGCACGCTTGGACCGGCACCGTAAACGGCTCAACGTCCACGAGAGACGTTACTGGCCTCTGGGTGGACGTGGACCTCACTACCGTCGCGCCAAGCGCTCAGGTGACCGCTCTTGACCTCGGCGTGACCGCCGTCAAGACGCAGGTGGTCCGCGAGTCCGGCGGGCAAGGCTGGTCCGTGCCCGGCTGGCGGGGCAAGAGCACCCTAAACGCGGAGACCATGATCGACTGGTTCCCGCCCCTCGGCCGCCCGGTCACGTACACCCTGTTCGTGAACGGGGTCTCCACCTCATCCCGCACGGTCGTCATCCCGTCCACCGTCGGTTACGTCGTGGACCCGCTCCAGCCGGAAACGGCCATGCCCGTTGACATCGTGGATAACGGCGGCCTGTACCTCAGCCATGAGGCCCTGACGCAGCGGTCCTACAAGTCCCGCTCGAATCAGGAGTTCCCCCTCGGCGGCCGGTACCCCATCGCGTCCATGGGGCCACGGCAGGCCATCTCGGGGATCACCTTCGTCCTGAACGCGCCCACCACGGCCGTCGCGGACCAACTGGAATCCCTCGTGGAAGACACCCCGGTCCTGCTGTTCCGGCCGCTGCCCTCGTGGGGGAACCTGCCCGGCGTCTGCTACACCGACGGCGAGGTCCGGCCGGTCTTCTTTCATCGGGGCTCCGGCGGCCGCTTCAGCCAATGGTCCATTGAGGGTGACCTCATTCAGCCGGTCTCCCGGGCGGTCATCTCCGGCACGATCACGAATGACATGGTCGCCATGAACCTCGCCGGTCGCACGAACGCGGACATTGCCTCGGCCTCCGCATACCGAAAGAACATCGAAATCAAAGCTAACCCTCTCGGATTGGGGTCCTAATGCGGCAGTTGCCGGAAGGTATGGCGGAAGCCCTCGCTGGCTCCAGTGTGGCCGCCCGCATCCAGTTCAACGTCTGGTACAACGGCGACCTCATCGCCCAAGACGTGCCCGTGGGCGCATGGTCCACCGACTGGGATTCCAGCCAGCAGATCGTCTCATCCACGAATGCCACAGTCCTTGATGAGGACGGCACCCTGACCCCTTGGGCGGTGGATGACGCCCTCGGCGTGGCCGGGCCCATGCTCCAGACCCAGCTAGTCGTGGGGGACACCTCGATCAACGTCGGGTTCCAGCGCATCACCGAGTCCGAGCCCGAGGAAACGTGGCGCATCGTCGGCGGCCGCCTCCTGTGGGTGCCCGGCGCTGCCACCATCCCCGTGACCGCGCAAGACCTGACCGTCATGGCGTCCGGGTCCCGGTTCATGGCCCCTGAACGCGTACCCCTGAATGCCACGGTCTTCTCCGAGGTCCGACGGCTCCTTCGCGGCATCACGGACGTCATCATCGCCCCGACGTTGGTAGACGTGAACGTGCCGAGGTCCATGGTCTACAAGGAGGACCGGATGGACGCCATTGAGGACCTCATCAAGGGCGTCGGCGGTGCCCACCGGATGGCCGGGGGAGGCCAGTTCGAGGTCTACGACCCGACGGTGGAGACCTCCGTCTTTGAAATCCGCGGTGGTGACGAGGGCCAGTTGATCAACCTGAAACGGAAGCTCTCCATCGAAGGTCTCTACAACGCGGTCATCTCCCAGAACACCCTTGACGGCGGGCAGGAAATCCAAGGCGTGGCCGTGGAGGAATCCGGCCCGCTCCGCCTTGACGGCCCGCACGGACGTTGGCCCATGTTCCGCTCCGCACCCTTCGCGGAGACGCAGGACAGCATCAATAAGGACGCGGCGACGGCGCTCACGAACCGGGTCAAGTCCCGCACGGTCGTCCTCCCGCTCCGCACCACCCTGAACCCCGCCGTTGAGGTGGGGGACTGGGTGACGGCGAAGCTGCCCATCCTGACCGGTCAGGAGGTCACCATTCCCGGCCGCGTCACGTCCATCAGTTGGTCCGGCGACGGCAACGGCATCGGTTCCATGGAGCTCAAAATCGTCACCAAGCTTGCCGACATGGAAGCCGTTTCACGACTCATCAGGGGGACCACATGGGACCGGTAGCCACAGATCAGGCCGCCTCCCTCGCTGAGGTCATCGCCTCCATCGGCGCGGAATCAAACGTATCTGTCCGGCCCGGCGTCATCCTCTGGGATTACCTGACGAAGTCATGGCAGGTGGAAGTCGGCGGCGTCCGGCAGAAGGTCATTTGGATGACCGCGACCCCGCCCTATGATGGCGCCTCTTGCTGGTGCGCGTACGTCACCCCAAAGGGCGGCCAGTCCGTGTGCTACGTGGCGGGCATTGTGGCCGCCACACCGGCCCTCGGCGCCAATGGTCAGGTCACGGTGGTCCCCGCCGGGGGTACCACCTGCACGGTGGAGGTCAGGGGGGTGCCCATCACGGTCACCCGCCTCGCCCAATACACTCCCGCCGTCGGCGATGAGGCCGCCCTCCTATGGGGGGCCGACCGGGTATTTGCCGTGGGCAAGATCGGTGCAGCTGCCCCGATCATTTCGGACGGCGGCGGCTCCACCGCGCCCCCGCCCCCGCCGCCGGTCATCCGGGGTACGGCGAAGTTCAACACGTCCGACTCCGGCACGTGGACGGCCGGATACAACTGGAACGGCTACTACGGCCAGAACTGCTTCTCGGGCTCCGGCTACGTGCCCTCGTCCTCCGGCAACTGGTTCTACGGCGGCGCCACCCGCGCCCTCGCGGATAAGACCAATATCCTCGCCGTCCGCTTCTACCTCGGCGCCCGCCGACCGGCCGGTAACTACAACCAAATGGCGACGATCCACCTGTACCGGCACGCGCATGACTCGCGTGGCGGCACGGAACCGAACCGCACCGTGGGGCCTCATCACATCGACATTCCGGCCGGTTGGGCTGGCGGATTCGTGACGTTGCCTCAGAGTTTCGGAGTCGCCCTGAAGGCGGGGGGCGGAATTAGCATCGCAGGAGATCCCTACGTTGGCTTTACCTCGGGCTCGGCTCAGCCGAACTCCGGGTACTTAGAAATTGATTGGAGCATGTAATGGCAGGCGTACTTTCGCCCGAGGGTGTCATCCTCCCCGCCGGGGCAGACACCTATGACTACCTTGGCGAGCAGCGGCGCATGGCTGCCTCACAGCGCACCATCGTCCCCGTAGCTGACAGGACCGCAGCGGAATCCGTGAGCGCGGCCATGGCTGCCGACGGCCGCCCGGTCTCGGACACGAACCCGCTCATCGTCTATAACATCGCCACGCAGTCCGTGGAGGTGAAGGACGCGGGCGGCTGGAACGGCTCCCTCGCGACTCCGGCCTTCGCCCATGCGGGCAAGACTGACGGTTTCCAGACCACCATCGGCACGGACGTCGCCGTCGTCCTGAACTCCGCGCAGGTGCTGAAGGGCGGGTTTACCTTTGAGACCGCATCCGGCGGCCGCCTCGTGGTCCCGTATTCCGGCTGGTACAAGATCAACGCCCAGTTCTACATCACGGGCGGCTCCGGCTACCGCGCACAGTGCAAGGTCTACAAGAACTCCAGCCCCGCAGGCATCGGCGCCAATGGCCTCGTGTGGAAAGCCGACGGCACGGACTTCACCACGCACGTCACGTCCACCGTCCAGTTGACGGCCGGGGACAAGCTCGGCCTTGGCACCACACAGACCGCCGGGTCGGCGTGGGGCACGGACGGGTACAACGGCTCATACCTCGAAGTCCAGTACCTCGGTGTCTGATGCCTGAACTGTTGCAGCAACTCATCGACCAATTCCCATTCCTCGCCACCGTAGGAGGTGTCATCGCCGTCGTGGTTTTCATCGTCACGAAGATCAAGAGAGCCACCAAGGCGATCACGCCTTGGGTGAAGAAACTCACCCACCTTGTGGAGGACCTAGTGGGCGAGGAAGAGCGTCCCGGGGTGGACGCCCGCCCGGGGCTCATGGTCCGCATGCAGTCCAGCGAGAAGAAGCTTGACGGCGTCACTAAGACCTTGGAGGACCATAACGAGGTCCTGAAGGAACTCCGCCCGAATCATGGCGGCTCCATCAAGGACCGCATCCGGGACCTCCATGCGGACTCCACGGATAGCAAGACCCGCCTCGGGGTGCTGGAGGGCATCGTGACCGCACACCTCGCGTCCTGCCCGCCCGCTCCCGTGCCTCCCTCGCAGGTCACCGTGACCACGGGGGCCCCCATGGAAAGGACCGCGTAAATGGATCAGTTGATCACCCCGAACCCGAATATCTGGTGCGAGCCCGGCTGGTGCTTGCAGTACGTCCGGGAGACCTTTGGAATCCCGAACGGCGTGTACCCGACGGCAACGTCCGGTTGGGAAAATGCCAAGTTCAAGCACCCCGGCGAGTACGCACCCCTCGGCGTGTGGACCCCGCTGTGGTTCTACATGTCCAAGGTCCCGGCCGGTCACGTCGTCCTACAGGCGCCGGACGGCTCGATCTACTCCACCTCGGACCCGTCGAACACCCCGCACCACCACCCGAACCTCGCGGACCTCATGGCGTACTACGCCTACTGGGGCCTGCCGCTCACGTACCTCGGCTGGTCCGAGGATATTGAGCGCGTCCGCGTTGTCCAGCCGACACCCGTAAAGCCCAAGTACACCGACGACGAGCAGGTCCTCGTGGACCTGCAACTATCCCTCCCGTAAGGAGAACACCATGGCACTGAAGTCCAGCGAACTGTCCAACCAGCAGAAGATTAACTTCATCTACGACGCCTTGATCAACGGCGGCCTCGACACTCCGGGCGGACTCTCCCTGTTCGCCTTCGTGGGCTCCATCTGGGACCGCCCCATCATCCGGGACGGCAAGAAGATTCCGGCGCTTCAGGAGCTCGCGGACTGCAAGACCCTCCTGCTCGCGCAGGGCGCCACCCTGAACGGCCTCGTCGCCCTTGTGGGTAAGCTGGCCGTTAGCCAGCCGGGCACCCCGGACATGTCCGAGGATGAGTTCGTGGAACTCATCAAGACCGGCGTAGTGGAAGCCCTCGCCGGGCTGACCGGCAAGGCCACCTTTGAACTGGAAGCAGGTAAGTAATGTCTGACCACGAAGCACCGTCCACCAACCCGCTCGCGGCGCTGGTGGCTGGCATCTCCCCGAAGGTCCTGTGGCCTCTAGTGGGCGGCGCCGTCCTGACGTTCTTGGGCACGACCCTCGCGGCCGTCACCCCGGAAACGCTCACCTCCCTCGGCCCGTGGGCGGTCCCCGTCGCGATGGGCGCCACCGCCGTCGCCGGGTACTTCACTGGCTACCTGAAGCGGGACCCTGTCCGGGACGCTGGCAAGGAGATTGAGCAGGTAGCGAAGGCCGCTGGCGGGCCACCTGCCCAGTCGCAGGGCTAGACACAATAGAGAAGGCCCCCACCGCGATTCGGTGGGGGCCTTCGTGCTGCCGGGCACATGTATGACGTTTAAGTAACCCATAGCTCGATGGTTACCCCGGCCTCGGGTTAGAACAGTCGAACGTGAACCCAAGCCTCATCATGGACGGTCTCGGGGAGCATCCACGTCACGGTCTTCACGGTGAAGACTTCACCGGACGCGGCAAGCTCGATCTGTTCGCCGACGCGGGGGACGTGCGGAAGTCGCTGGGGCGGAATATCCGGGCCATCAATAGCGATACTGACCTCGAAGTCAACGCGGATCATTTGCGCAGTTCCTCCACGGTGCCGCCGATGGCGAGTGCTGCCACGGCCGTCCATAGGACTCCGACGGCGCAGGCCAGCCAGCCGAGGCCAGCGAGCCACAGTGACTCGGCTCCCCATGCGGCGAACAGGCCGGTGATCACGACTATTGCCATGATGGTGACCGTGCCGAGGACCTTCGTGGTGGTGCTGTGCTTTTGGGTGGGCCCGGGGACGGCGTTCCCACCGTGGTCACGCTCGCACTTCGTGATGACGTCACCATGGACGCAGCGGCCGTCGATGGTGACCGTGAGGACCCCGGCTATGTCGCGTTCCTCGCGGCGGACTTTGCCGTAGTCACTGGCGCGTACCTTGTCGTTGCTCATGCGTTGGCTTCGTCCTTCTTGTGGTCCTTGATGAACTGCTGGATGGCGGGGTTGTTGTCGTTCCAGATGGGGGAGTTGCCTGCCCGGGCGTCCGGCTCGGGTAGCTGCTTCAGGAATGCGTACTGCCGGAGGTTTACCTCGGTCAGGCCGGTGGCTTCGGACAGGGTCTTGTAGGTGTGCATCTTGGGGGGTCCTTTCGGGGTGGGGCTCTACTCAGTATATAACGTGACGTTAGGCCCGGGCTACATGCCCGGGCCCTCGGTCCTAGAATGCGGGTCCTACCATGACCACGTCGCCGTACTCGTCGCGGCGGAAGCCGGTGGGCTCGCCGTCCTCATCGGATTCCATAAGGTCGGCGGCCACGTAGCCCACCCAGTAGACCGTGACGCCGTCGCGGGTCTCCGGCTCGCGGGCGGTCAGGTAGTAGCTGTTCGTATCATCGGCGCCCATGCCCTCTTGGAGAGCTTCGGCCAGTGCCTTAGCGGCTTCGGGGAAGGTGATCTTGACGGTCATGATGACTCCTTGGCTTGTGGGGCTGGCGGTTCCTGCCCTCATGGATCAAGTGTATAACAGTCTGTTAGTCATGTCAACACCGGGCAAGGAAATACCCCCGGCGGACACCGGGGGCACTCCTTGGGCCTACTTCTGGCGGCGGACCTTCGGCCGCTGCACCTTGGGCGCCGGTGCCTCACCCGGCATGAAGAATCCCATGGACCCGTCCGGGTTAGTGACGGAGCCGCCCCGCTCGTGGAGTTGCTGCTGGCGCTCCACGCCGGTCATGGGCCTGACCGTGTAGAACATCGTCCGCATGCCGTTGCCATCAGGGCCCGCATCCAGTACGGTCCAGCCGGTGTCGAACAGGCGGTCATACCCGGCCTTGAACAGCACCTCAGCCTTCACGCCCATCTCATTCGCGGCCGTCTGGAGCATAAGGGTTCGCAGGGCCACCCTGCTGAGCAGCGACCCTACGGTCCTCGTGTGGGTGATCTTGATTTCGTCGGTGCTGGCGGCGGTGACGGTGACGGTGAACTGGTGCATGATGACTCCTTGCTTCGTGGCCTTCCGTTCTGGCTGGCCGGTCCACCAAGCATATAACAGACTGTTAGGAGTTGTCAACACCTAACCCGGGGTTGCTTTCACTAACAGAGTGTTATAGACTTGCTTCAGCGGGGCAGCCAGCCGGGCCGCCCCCTGAACCCCCGGGAAGGGGTGAGCATGACTAGCAAGCGCTGGAACGCACCGTACTTCATGGACAGTGTGGGTCGCCGCCGGAAGCTGTCAGATAGCGCCATGAAGGCTATCTGCCGGGAGTACCGCGACGGCGAGACGGTGCGGGAACTGGCCGAGTCCTACGGCGTCAGCACGAGCCTCATTCGGAGCGTGGTCTACTGGACGCCCCGGGCCAAGGACGAGCCCAAGATAGAACTGTCCGAGGATCAGGGCTAGTCACCCCCACGAGCCTGCCGCAGCCAGCGGCAGGCTTTCCCCTTGCGCCGATCCTTGCGCCCAAGGTAGGCTACCTATCCCGACACGCCGACGTCGTACTTCCCTAACCCGGGGTAGTACGATGTTCGCATGAGTGCTACCCCCGAAGCCCCCGCAGTTGCCACCGAGTCCGAGTGGGGCAGCCCGACGTTCAAAACGTTCAAGAAGCGCTACGTCCGCATAGTCCGGGCCGGGGACTCCACCGCATGGGTCCATGCTGAAATCGCGGACATTGTCCGGGAAATCTTCCTGAAGGCCGAGGAACCGTACGGCGAAATCACCGCGTACGATGCCGAGTCGGACAACGTCGCCGCAACGTACGGCACCTACCTCCCCATCCCGTGGACGCTGGAGCTTCAGCGTTGGGGCTTCGGCATGCACGGTGACGGCATCGTATTCGAGGGCTCCATTGATGACGCCCGGGCCCTGTCCGAGCAGGCCGCCGTCCTCGCCGCCGAGCGTGAGGTGGCCGCCGCAGCACCCGAGGTCCCCGAGGACCCGGACACATGGGCCGCCGTCCTGCCCGGCGCCCGCACCCTCCGCCCCGGTGACCGTGGGGACGACGTCCAGTTCCTCCAGTTCCTCGGCGGCCTCACCCCGGATGGGCTATACGGCCCGGAGACTGAGGAATTTGTCAAGTACCTTCGCGGCAAGTGGGGCCTCGGCATCCCGACGGTGACCCTGCCGGAAGGCCATGAGGGCCCGCTCCCGGACTTCATCCCCCTCGCCGACGCAGAGTTCTGGGGCGGCATCCTCCCCCGCAAGACCCTGTACTCCATGGGGCAGGGTGACGCAGGATTCAAGATCAGGGTCCTCCAGTCCGCCCTCGCCGCCGCTGACTGGGCACCGGGGCACCTCGTGTCCGGCCGCTTCGGCGTGGAGACCTCCAAGGCTGTCCGCCGGATGCAGGCGAACTTCGGCTTGCGTGTCACCGGCCGGGTCCGTCAGGCGGAGTGGCTGGCCCTCGTGGACTTCAGGTTGCAGTCCTAACCCCCGTTAGGGTACGCTGTAGGGGTGCCCAAATGGGCGCGTGAACCCCTATAGGAGTACATGTGACACCCCCCGCCGAGAGGCCGCAACTGCCCGGCCAGATCAGCCTTGACGATTACCTGAACGCTGACTTTGACGCCCAAATGGAAGGCGAGGCAGAGGTCACCATCTCCGGTGACCCGGATGCAGCGCTGGCCATGCGGAAACTGGCAAGCCTGCATAAGCAGAAGGCCGCGAATGATTCCATCGCGGAGGCGGAAGTGAACCGCGTGGCCGCATGGCTCGCGGACGTCCAGCGCCCCATCCAGAACAAGATCGCGTTTCTGGAGGACAAGCTGGCAGGCTTCGCACTACACGAACGCACCGCCCACGACCGCAAGACCATCAGCCTGCCCCACGGCAAAATCGCCACCCGCCCCGTACAGGACGACTGGACCGTGGAGGATGAGGCCAAGTTCATCGCATGGGCCAAGGAATCCGGCATCGCTGACCTAGTGAAAGTCACCGAGAAGCCCGCCCTCACGGTCATCAAGAACGCGCTCCAAGGCAACGAGGACGGCGAGGTCATCACCGTCGAAGGCGAGCCCGTGCCCGGCGTCAAGTTCACCCCCGGTAAAGGCTTCAAGGCCACCGTCACCCCCGCTAAGTAAGGAACCCCACCATGTCAAGACTTCAGCTAGCCAATGAGGCAATCCGCCCGAACCTGAAAGCCCGGATGATGCTGTCCGGCCCGTCCGGCGCCGGTAAGACCCTGACCGCGATTGAAATCGCCAAGACCCTGACCCCGGACAACAGCCGCATCATCGTCATGGACACCGAGAAGGACTCCGCCCTGACCTACGCGGACGTCACCATGCGGGACGGCAAGAAGTTCACCCACCTGCCTTGGGATGCCCCGTACGCGCCCCGGGAACTGGCCCAAACCCTGAATGAGGCCGGGAACGTCGGAGCCTATGACGTGGCCATCGTGGACTCCCTTACGCACTTCTGGACCAAGCAGGGCGGCACGCTGGACATGGCAGACGGCCGGTTCGGCGGCTGGAAGTCCGCCCGCCCGGCGCAAGAGGAAATGGTGGACGCCATCCTCGGAACCAACCTGCACGTCATCGTGTGCGTCCGCGCCAAAGTGGAGTACACGCAGGAGTACAACGAGCGGACCCGCAAGCAGGAGGTCAAGAAAATCGGCATGGCCCCGCAGCAGGACACCACTCTGGACTACGAAATGAACATCGCAGCCGAGATGGACTTGGAACACAACATCTTCATCAGCAAGTCCCGCACCACGGAGATTCCCGTGGGCAGGACGTACCCGGCCGGTCACGGTTCGGAACTGGCCGGGCAGTACGCCGACTGGCTGAAGGGCGGCGTGGAAATCGCGAGCATCACACTGGAAGCTCTCCGCTCCCGACTGAACACGTTGCCGGGCCCTGTCCGGGATCGGATGCTGGCCCTGTGGCAGGAGCGGAACCTCCCCGCGCTGGAGTACCTGAACCCTCAGCAGGTCCTCCGAGTGGTAGGGATCATTGATCAGGTAGAGTCAGAGTTCGCGAGGACGGCACCGCTGGCGCAGGCCCCGCAGGCGCAGCCTCAGACGGTCCCGACGCAGCAGCCCGAGCAGCAATACCTCCAGCAGGCGCCGCAGGGTGACGCGGCCGCGACGGCCGTACAGCGGGCACGCCAGCAGGGCGGGGACCCGCAGGCCATCAACGCGTTCCGTGGCACCGCACCCGGACCCGACAGCCAGTACCTCAATGGCTAGCAGGCTGGGTTACCGCGCCTATCTCGCCACGCCCCCGGACCTCCGCCGAGAGTACGCCGTGGTCTTCATGAAAGCGAAGCACGACGCCTCGGAAAAAGAGGCCCGGAAGGCGTGGCGAATGGTGGCCGATAAGCACCCCATGAACTGGGGAGAGCTAGAGGCAATGTCAGTGCATGCCCTGAAGGTGGTCAAGGGGACCGCCGAAAGGTGATAAAAAAGAGTGGCCGCCCGGCTAGGTACGGGCGGCCACTCTGAAAAGCTTTTACGCTAAGGAACCCCTTCCCAGCGCACCCCACGTCTTGGGGAACCGGCCATGCACCCGGTTAGGAACGGGCGCCATAGCTCTAGGATAGCAAGAAAACAAGGTCTTCGTTAGGAATTTAATTGCCACACCCGTCAGACCGCCGTGGATTCACCCCGGCGCAGCAAGAAGTCATCGCAGTAATCAAGGCCGGGACTCAACCCGGAACACCTTTCACGGGCACGGCAAAGAGCATCGAACGCGCCATAGGCGTCGGCATCACCCTGAAGCAGGTAGAGAACGCCTTGCGGGGCTTGGAGGCCGCCGCATGCGTCACCAAGACGTGGAACCCTGACCGCTACGTCTGGAACTTCACCCTGTCCGGCGAGGCCGCCAAGTGAACGCCATCGCCATCCCCTCCATCATCGTCACCAAGGGCACCCCGCAGGCCGTCAAGCTGTACGGGATCATCGCCCGGGAACTCCACTTCGGCAACCCCGCCCCGGCCCGCAAGGACCTAGCCGAGGCCATGGGCTTCAGCAGGACCAAGTCTGTTGACGCCTACGTCCGGGAACTGGAAGACCTCGGCCATCTGAACGTGCGCCGAGTCCAAGGCCAAGGGGCCCGCAGCATCTACTCACTGGCAGGTCGCTAGACCCATGAGTGAGCATGATGAACCGGTAGAAGTATCTGCCGATAGGCCACCCTTTGCCATGATCCCGAACTGGCTCCTGACAGCGTCATCGCACGCCTATAGGCTCTATGGGCTCCTGCATTCCTACGCGGACAACACGAGCCGGGAAGCGTGGCCCTCGCGTGCCACGCTGGCCCGGCAGATGGGCATGGCCAAGGCCGGGACCCTCCAGCCGTACATCAAGGAACTGGAAGACCTTGGAGCCATTACGGTCATCCGGTCTACCGGCGAGGATGGCACAAACCGAGTCAACCGGTACCGCCTCCACCAGCGCTCTACGGGGGTAGGCCCGTCAGCGGGCCCACCCCCCGCCAGCGGGGTATCCGAGGGTAGTCCGCTCCACGGGGGTAGGCCCGTGGACGGGCCTAGGGGTGGGCCCGTCAGCGGGCCTAGGGTAGGCCCGTCAGCGGGCCCCAAACTAGAACCACTTAACTTAGAACCAGTAGAACTAGAACCACTCTTTTCTACCGAGCCCGCTGACGCGGCCCCGGCGCAGCCACCGGCGGAGCCCCCGACTGAAGATGGCCCGAACACGAACACGCTACTGAAGCTGTGGCTGGATCACTGTCCGGCGAAGCCGCCGCAGCGGGTCATCGGACAGATGGCCCGTGAAATCAAGGCCCTGCTTGATGAGGGCATCGCGTATGACCACGTGAGCAACGGACTGGCCGAGTGGCACCGCCGGGGCGAGATGGGCCCGAGCGCCCTCCCGTCCTTCGTAAACGCCGTCATGCAGCGGCAGGCCGTAGCGCCTGCCATGCCGAACACGGCACCCGCACCATCCCGTGGCACTCCGCGAGTCGCCACGGCAGATCGAAACATTCAAGATACTCTGAGCCTGCTTAGCCCGGAATACCGGGCGCAGATGGAACTCGGAGCGAACCGACCAGCTGGGGAGTTGGAAGCATGATTAGAGACGAAATCGTTCTGCTGTTGGCCTACATTCAGGTCTTCGACAAGCGCACCGTGGGGAACGCGGACGTGGATGGCTGGCTGGACGTCCTGCCCGCCTCGTTGGACCTAGAGACCGCCAAGGCCGCCGCCCGGGAGTTCTTCAGCCACCCGGCGGACCCGAGGGAACGCCACTTCATCAACACCCGGGACCTGCTGTTCTACGTCCGCAAGGTGCGCCGGGACCGGGAGATAGCCGAGGCCAAGGAACGCGCCGAGCGCCCCGCCATCACCATGGGTCGATCCAAGCCGCCCGCCGGTGGCTGGAGGTCCCTAATGCCGGAGGGTAAGCCGAGGATGACCGAGAAGCACGAGGTCTACACCCAGAGCATCCCGGTGGTCCCGAACTACGGCGCCGCCCTGAAGGCCCCGTGAGGCGGCAGTCATCTAAAGCCCGCAAGGTGGCCTTGGAGCGGTCGGAAATCCGGCTAAGCCTCCACGCCCACCGGGGGCCCTACTGTGAAGCCTGCCCCACCTTGAGGCCGCAGGGAGACCCCGCCCCGTGGACGGACATGCATGAGGTCCTGTCCCGGGGCAGGGGCGGGGACCCGACGGACCCGGAGAATATCCTGTGCCTATGCCGCTGGTGCCACCATTGGGTCACGGTGAATCCGAAGGCCGCCACGGAACTCGGATTACTCCGAGGCCGGACGGCCGCCGAGCATGCGGAACTGTTCCGAATCGGCTCCATATCATAGGACCTCGATGTTTTCCCCTAACCCGGGTATAGTTACCGGCATGAGTCCCACCCAGCCCACGGCCCACGACTTCAGTGACGTGGTTCAATACACCGAGCTACTGAGGCGGAAAGAACGCGAAATCGAAGTTCTGTCCCATCAGCGGCACCTCGCCGCCCGCCGTCACCACGACGCCGGGGCGACGTATCCGCAACTGGCTGAGGCCATGAACGTCTCAGAGGTCGCGGTTTACAAGATGCTGAAGGGTCGGAACAAATCCATCGCCGAGCGCGATAAGCGATCCGCCAAGTAGACACCCGCCGCCCGGCCTGCTAACATTCTGTTAGTGGGCCGGAGCGGCGCCACAAGACCCGAAGGAGAACCGCCATGGAACAGCACTCACGCACCTACCTGACGATCCGCGAACTGACCCGTGGCGCCTTCGTCATGGTCCTGCTCACCGCCCCCATCCTCATCGCCGGAGCCCTCGGCAACGCACTGGTCGGAGCCCTCGCTAAGTGACGTACCCCCTCGAAGTACCGGCCGCAGCTTGGCCGCTCTACAAGACCATGCTGGAAGCCACCGAGGGAGACACCACCCCATGCCACATGGACCCCGACCTGTGGTTTAGTACCCACCGTGGCGAGCAGATCGCCGCCGCCCGTATGTGCCTCCGCTGCCCCGTGCTGGAGCAATGCGAGCGTTACCTAGCCGCCTCAAACGAACCCCTCGGCGTGTGGGCGGCACGCCTCCCAGACGACAGGACGAAACGTGTCACCGCAAACGTACAAGGACGAGCTCTTAGGGATTATCGAAGCTGACTGGGAGCGGGACCCCCGCACCCTCCAGCGTCGAATCGGCCCGTCCGGCATCGGCCACCCCTGCAATTACTGCCTCGGCGCCCAACTGGCTGAGGTGCCCAAGGATGAGACCGGGAACAAGTGGGCCGACGGTTGGCCCGCGTTCCTCGGCAAGGCTGTCCACTGGGCCATCGAGAAGGTCTTTGAACGCTGGAACCGCCGCCACTTCACCATGCGTTTCCTCACGGAGCAGCGCGTGAACGTCGGCCGCGTCGGCACCATCAACGGATTCGACCTCACCGGGTCATCCGACCTGTATGACATGGTTCGCAAGGCCGTAGTGGACTGGAAGGTCACCACGGATAAGAACCTCGCCAAGGTCAAGAAGGATGGCAAGTCTCAGGTCTACAAGGTGCAGGGCCACGTCTACGGCCTCGGCATGGAGAACCTCGGATTCGAGGTGGAGCAAATCGGCGTCATGTACCTGCCGAAGATGAAGAACTTCATCCGGGAAGCGGAGTTCGTCACAGAGCCCTATGACCGGCAGATCGCACTGGACGCCCTGAAGCGGGCGAGTGACATATGGGACCTCGGCCAACAGTACGGCTGGGGCTATATCCTCCCCCGCCTGAAGCACGCCGATGATTGCTGGGACTGCACCAAGTACGCCGCCGGAGTCCAGAAGCTCATGGATGAGCACGACGCCACCCTCCGCGCCAACGCGGCCGGACACACTGACGAGAACCCCGAGGCCGTAGGAGCCCCCACCGCATGATCACCATCGACGCCCAAGGTGAGAACTTCGCCATCAGTTTCCCCTACGACGCCCGGGTCATGGACACCGTCGCGTCAATCCCCGGCTCGGCATGGTTCCAGCCGGGCAACTGCTGGCTCGTGCCCCCCGCCTCCGCCCATTCGGTCCTCCTGTTCATGGCAAGCCTGCCGGAGCCCGGGCACGTCACCCCGGCCGCGCAAGTGATCTTCAGGGCCGCCGAGGAACGGCACCTACGCGCCGAGGCGTCCGGCGCCCTCACCACGGACTGGCACCCGACCAAGCCCCTCGGCCTCACCCTGTACCCCGCGCAACGGGCCGGTGTGGAGTACGTCCTGAACGCGGGCGGCCGCGCCATCATCGGCGATGAGCCCGGCGTCGGGAAGACCCTCCAAGCCCTCGCGGTCATCAGCGAGTTGGACGCCTACCCCGCCGTCATCGTGCCCCCGGCCATGCTGAAAGAGAACTGGCGCCGGGAGGCCCGGCAGGTCCTCCCGAATAAGACCGTGGAAGTCCTGAAAGGGTCAAAGCCGCTGCCCCGCCTACTGTGGGCCGACGTGACCATCATCAACTACGACATTCTGCATCACTGGGTGGACGTCCTGCCGGACCCCGAGGCCATGGTCCTTGATGAAGCGCACTACATTATGAACCTCAACACCATCCGGGGCAGGAACGCCCTGAAGCTCATGAACCGGAGCAAGAACCGCCTCGCCCTAACCGGCACCCCATACCTGAACAAGACCGCCGAGGGGCTGTCACTCATCACCGCCATCGGCCGGGAAGATGAGTTCGGCGGCCGCGCCATGAAAGCCACCTACGGCAAGAAGCCCCTCGCCCTGCACAAGGCCCTGACTGAAACGTGCTACCTCCGCCGCCGGAAGGTGGACGCGTACAAGGACATGCCCGGTCGTTTCTGGCGGGAACTGTACGTCGAAGGTGACCCGGCCGTCATGGAGGAATACCGGGCCGCCGAGGCGGACATTGTGGACTACCTCCAGCGCCGAGCCCGGGAACTCATGGAAGCGTCCGGCGCCTCGGACGAGCAGGCCCGCACCGCCGCATGGGTCGCCGGGGTGAAGGCTGAGGCCGCCCGCCACCTCGTGGCCCTGAACCACCTCCGCCAACTGGCCGCCCGGGCGAAGATGCCCGCCGTCATCGAATGGGCCAAGAACTTCCAGCACTCCGGCGAAAAGCTGTCCGTGTGGGGCTGGCACCGGGAAGTCGTGGACGGGGCCGCCGACGCCCTGCAAGCGGTGAAGATCGCCGGTGGCATGGCGGACTCCCACCGGCAGGAATCCGTGGACCTGTTCCAGAACAATGACCGCGTCAAGACCATCGCCTGCCAGATCACCGCCGCCGGTGTCGGCCTCACCCTGACCGCCGGATCAACGGCCGTCTTCGTGGAGCAAGGATGGAACCCGGGCACCATGGACCAAGCCTTGGACCGGCATCACCGCCTCGGGCAGACCGACACCGTCTTCGGCCACGTCGCCCTGCTGGAGGACACCGTGGACGTCATGATATGGGAACTCATCGCGGCTAAGCGTGTGGAGGTGGACGCGGCCACGGACGGCATAGCGGCCGATGACGTGGAGACCTCGGTCATGCAGGGGCTCCTTGTGGGGCTGACCGAGCGCGGTTTGACCACTAACGGGGGTTAGGGGTACTATCGGGGTGCGGCACCCAGCCGCGCCCCTAGAACCCCACGGGAGAACCCCATGCCTGAAACGCACGATCTAGCCCTCCGCCGGGCAGAATATGACGCCGGACTCCAGCGCCGCAAGCGTGACCTCATCACCGCACTGGACCGCTGGCGCGGCAAGGAAGCGGACGAGTACGAGGAATCCGAGAAGGTCATTGATCAGGTCATCAAGACCTTCAATGAAGGCTGGAAGCCAAAGAACCACCTCAGCCTCAAACGGCACGGCCGCGCCATCTTCAAGTGCCTCACCCTCACAGACCACCTCGCCAAGGTCCGCCCCTACACCTGCACCTGTGACTGTGCCCCGTGCCAAGATGACAGCGAGCATGTGAATTGCACCGGGGACGACTACGGCGACCACTGCTATGACGACAACAGCGCCCGCCCCCTCCCCGGCTTCTACCGGGCAAAGACACCGGAGTCCGAGGGCGGCCCCAGCGTGGACCCCTACCACCGCCCCGCCGTCGAATACTGGCGCGGCTACTGGACGCAAGACCGCGACATGCTCATGAATGAAATCACCGCCTACAAGGAGCCCCGCCCGTGACCGAGCCCAAGTTCATCCCCGTCTTCACCTACGGCACCCTTCGCGAGGGACAGTACAACGCGAAGATGCTGGCGGGCGGAGTCGAGTCCGCCTTTGACGCCACCGTGAAGGGCTTCACCCTGTACGCGAACACCTCCGACAGCTACCCCTACCTCGTGAAGGATGAGACCGCCACGGAGCCGGTCAAGGGCACCCTGTACCTGCTGAACGCCGACCACCCCGCATTCCTGAAGGCCGACCGCATGGAACTCGGCGCCGGGTACAACCGGGAAATCATCAAGGTGGACGTCACCGACAAGCGGGGCGAGGTCCACGAGATTGACGCCATTTGCTGGACTTGGAACCGACCTCAGTGGCTCGGTGCAAGGATTCCAGACGGTGACTGGATCGCCTATGCCGAGACCCATTCCCCCGTGTTTTTCCGCGCCAACTCGCGGAACTGGAAATAATTCGGAGAAACTTACAATCCCGTGTTGACACCACCTAACAGAGCGTTATATAGTTGCTTCAGCGGGGCAGGAACAGCCAGCCCCCCAAGGCTAGGGAGAGCCAAATGACCACCACCGCCAGCACCGTCACCGGACAGACCACCACCGCACGCGGCTACACCGTGAACGTTCTGGACATGCGCCGCCCGGCCGTACAGGCCCGCCAAGACCTCAGCTGGGAACTGCGCCAGCAGGGCTACAGCAACGCCGACATCATGGCGATGGTGGGATTCAATGACGTCTCCAGCGTCTCCACCGCCATCAAGAAGGGCAAGGCCCGGGCGCTGCTGAACGCCGGACAGGTCAGCTACCGGCGGTTCGGTGTAGAGGTGGAGTTCACCGGCTGCACCCGCCAGCAGGTGCTGGACCAACTCCGCGAACTGGACCCCGAGTTCCCCGTGGAAATTCAGGGCTACAACCACCGCACGACGTCCGTGTGGAAGCTCATCACCGACGCATCCGTCACCTACGGCCCCGAGGGCCACGGTCTGGAGGCAGTCAGCCCGATCCTGAAGGGCGAAGAAGGCTTCAAGCAGCTTTCCACCCTACTGAAGGCCATCCGGCAGGCAGGCGGCAACGTGGACAAGTCATGCGGCATCCACGTCCACCACGACGCCAATGACATGACCCCGATGCAGGTCTCCAACATGGTGACCCTCTACACCAAGAACCAGCGGATCATGGATCAGTTGGTGAGCCGGAGCCGCCGGGCAGGCGAGAACCGCTACTGCGAGGCCCTGCCGCTGCACGAGGCCACCGAGGCCGCCGAGCGCCTGAAGCTCCGCGAGTCCGTCAGCCACTTCAACCGGTTCCGCACCATCAACGTGACGAGCTACCCGAAGTACGGCACGCTGGAAATCCGCCAGCACCAAGGCACCCTGAACGCCCGCAAGGTCTCTAGCTGGGTCAAGGTGGGACAGGCGATGATGGCCGTGGCCGTCAAGCTGGCAGAGACCGAAGCAAGCGTTCCGGTCTTCCAGACGGTCCCCGAGTTCATGGACTACCTGACCCGAGAGGGCAAGCTGGACCACGAAGTGGCCGAGTACATGGTGGAGCGGGCCGAGGACCTGAACGGCTAACCACCCCGAGAGCAAGGCCGGGGGGCCTCCCTGCCCCCCGGCCTCATTCACAACTAGACTCCCTAACCCCCGTTAGGGTAAGATCATCAGACCAAGAACCCCAAGGAGAACCCCGAACATGTGCGGAATAGCAGCAATCAGCCTCAGCCCCAGCGACCGCGACCTCCACGTCGGCGAGGTGGCCGCGAGCCTCCTGCGAGGAATCGAGAGCCGTGGACGCCACGCAACCGGCGCCGCATGGTACCGGCACGAGGATGACACCGTGGCCATGACCAAGGTGGCCGCAACGGCCACGATATTCCTGAAGCACCGCGAGGCCATCCTCCCGGCCACGACCCCCGCAATGATCCTCCACACCCGCTACGCCACCCACGGGAACGTGGAAGACCGCGACAACAACCACCCCATCCAGCACTCCAATATCCTCGGCATCCACAACGGCGTCCTCCAGAACCATGAGGAAATCCTCAAAGGCATAGGCGCCACCCCCAACACCCCCGTAGACTCCGAGGCCATCATGGCCCTGCTCAACGGCGGCGAGAAGCACCCCGCCGAAGTGCTGGGATCACTCCGAGGTGACGCGGCCGTCGGATGGATCGACCTCCGCGAACCCGAGGTGCTGCATCTGGCCCGAGTCTCCGGCCGCCCGCTCTGCATAGCGCAGACCGAAGGCGGGTCCCTGCTCATGGCATCCACCATGCAGACCCTCACGGACACCGCCAAGACCTGCAAGCTGGAACTGGTCTTCAAGGAGGAAGTCCCCGAAGCCAAGTACCTCCGCGTAGTCGCCGGACGAATTGACGAGTACGTGGACATTCAAGGCGTGGTCAAGGCCGAGGAAGGATGGCGCAAGCAGTACGCGTGGACGTCCGGGCAGGGAGCCGCCAAGGAGGCCCCAAAGGCCGCCCCGGCCGCCGCTGCACCTAAGCCCGGGCCCAAGGCCATCACCGGCGCCCTGACCCCCGCGCAGTACGCCGAGAAGCTGGCCCAGCGCGTCAAGGTCTGAGACCCCACCCCCGTTAGGGGAACCCGATAGGATGAACTCCATGACGCACGAAACACAGGGCTGGAAAGTCCG